TATGTAACTCCCGATGGAACATTGCTTAACGATAGATTCGTAAAAGCTAACCAAGCAACTTCATCCCAGTTCATTGCCCTTAATCCTGCAGAAGAGGCAAATGAGGTAATTCAAGTACTCATCAAATAAGAGAAAAGAAGTTATGGAAAATAAAATAGATATTACAAAGTTGAAGGCTCAGGATTTTATGAATGAGCTGCCGGAAATGGTAAGAAGCTTGGAAGCTGTTCGTTCCGGTTCACAGGACAAGAAGCCTGTAGAGGTAACTTTTGGAGAATTGGTTACCGGTAAATGGGGTATTTCAGAAGATGAACTTTTTGAAAAGATGGGCATCAATCCAAAAGTGGACACGATGCAGAACATCTTTACAATGCCCCAACAGAATATTCGTTGGATTGTTCCGGAAATCATTCGTGCTGCTATCACATTGGGTATGCGCCAGGCTCCGTTCTATCCGAACATCATTGCATCTGATCAACCCATCAATGGTTTACAAGCAATCATGCCAATGGTTAACATGTCGGATGCTGCCCCTGCAAAGGTTAATGAGGCAGAAACTATCCCATTGGGTGATGTTAGCTTCGGACAGAAATCAGTTAGCCTCTTCAAAATCGGAAAAGGTTTCAAACTTACTGATGAAGTTCGTAACTATGTTTCGCTCGATGTCTTGGGAATCTACCTTCGTGATTTTGGCGTTCAGTTGGGTTATGCTCTGGATACTCTGGCTATGGACGTTGCTATCAATGGTAACAACCCTGATGGCTCTGAGTCTGCCCCGGTAATCGGTGTATACGAAACAACTAACGGTATCACTTACAAAGACCTTCTGCATATTTGGGTACGTGCTGCTCGTATGGGACGTAACTTCCAAACTATGATTGGTGGTGAAGACCAGGCAATCGAAATGCTGAACTTGCCGGAATTCAAGGATCGTCACTCTGGTACTACAGAAGCTATCCTGAATGTTAAGTCTCCTGTTCCCAAGAATGCTGACTTCTACATTCACCCGGGTACACCCGACCAACAGTTGCTGTTGATTGATACATCTGCTGCCTTGATTAAGCTTACTGCTCGTCAGTTGATGCTTGAATCTGAAAGAATCGTTTCTAACCAGACTCAGGCAATCTATGCAAGCTTGACTACTGGCTTCTCTAAGATGTACCAGGATGCAACTCTGTTGCTGGCTGCTGACAAGAAGTTCTCAGAATTCGGCTTCCCCGAGTTCATGAACGTAGACCCATATTTGATGGTTAACCTAGAATAATAAGGGACGTCCGGTTTCATCTATATAAATTCCCTGAGAGGGTAGGTAACTAAAAAGACCTATCCTCTCTTTAATCATTAATCATTTTTAAATCTTAGGAAATATGGCTAAAGATAAATATACAGTAACTGTGGGACCAAGAGCTTACAGTTTTCATGACCAATCAACTGGTATTACCGTTTGTAGAGGAGAAGACAAGGAACTCTCTCGTCGTCAATTCCGTGCACCAAAGATTCAGAAGGCAATTGCCTCTGGCCATCTGATTATCATTGCTGATAAATCAGAAATCGAAAAGTATTCAGAGGCCGACATCGAAAAGTTGGATAAGAGACTGAATGCTCAGTTCAAGAAAGGCATGACTCTTGAAAAACTTGCAAAGGGCTATTCCCTGGAAGAACTGAAACTGGTAGCAGGTCTTCATGAAATAGTTGCCGAGAAAGATGATACAGTAGAAACACTTATTCAGGCTTTGCTGGAAGAATTCGAATCCTCTTCTAAAGGGTAATATATGAAAATTACATAAGACAGACTAATATGAATAACAATCTGGACTTTTTGTACGTTACGTCAGGTCTGGAAGTTTCATTCAGAGTCATATCCAAAGTCCCGGCCAAATCCATTTTTGACTGGGACTTTGGCGATGATAAGGGAGAGGTTTTCAATGGTGGAAGACATGTTTCCTATTCTTATGAAACTCCCGGTTTCTATACAGTAACCCTACATGTAACCAACTCTAATGGTTTAGATATCACCGTAGATAAGACTCTGGTAGTTTGTGATTATGGTCATACGGCATTAGCCGATACAATATATAACTTAATCGACCACTATATTCCTTCAGAGATATCAGAGGGAATGACCAGGGAAGATAAATCTATCTACATCACCAAATGGCAATATTATATTGGTCCTCTAGTAAATCACCAAATTCCTGCAGATAAGTATACTGATGAATTATGGTATGAAGCACTAGAAAACCAATTAATAATGGAATTGGCAGCATGGGACTTTCTCAATGTGAAGATACTTAATCTATTAACAAGTACTTCAGAATATCTAAGTCAATTAACTTCTACCAAAGAACAAACTGGTGATGGTACTTCTAAACCCGAACTTGCCCGAGGTGATAGGATTAAACAAATCACTACTGGGCCTACTGAAGTGCAATATTATGATACCTTGGCAGATGCTACAAGTTCCCTATGGAAAACACTTTCTCAAGCAATGCAACCAGGTGGATTAATAGATGAATTAAGGAAGAACCTTTGTATGTTAGCTTCACGATTGGAAATCTACTTACCGTTCTGTGATGAAGTATTTAGAACCGTAGTTCCTAAAGTAGTTAACAGAAGGCAACCTGGAGTATTAGATGGGCCAAATCCAAGTGCTCCAGTGAAGGGTGGTAAGAAATCAATTCTAACTAAGTTATGACAAAAGAACCCTGGAGAATGGTAAAGAACCGCTCTTGGGATAGATACAAGAAAATTATCACTGACTTCTTAGATTGGGATGCTGGTAGGCAATCCATAACCTGGGCCAAACATGTTAATCAGCTTCTCAGTCATGCCGAAGACAGTATACCTAAATATTATAACATCCAAATCGAGGCATTATGTTACTACAATGCTTTCAGAAACTGGCCTATCAATAAGGCAACTATTTCAGGAGAATTGGATGATGAAAACTTATCAATACTAATTTCTAAATCTTATATAGAACAAATCGGTTATCTTACACCGGAAGGTTATTGGGATTTTAATTGGGAACAAGATAGGTTTGTAATTAATGGTATAACGTATAAGCCTTCTGGAGATACTCAGACTGCTCAGGCAAAGGATGAGGCTTTAGTTTTCATGATTATCCTAAAGAGAGACCGAGATACCAAAGTTGAATTTGTAGAATAAAAATAAAGTATATGGCAAAGATGTTAGTACTGAGGTGGACACCAATTACTACAAACAGTGGAATTTGGTTTGATAGTAATATGGTTATCCTCAATGGTACCTCTGGAGTTCATATTGAAATGAAAGGTAATGGCAATGATGTAACGGCATTTCAATCGATGACCGGAAACAAATTTGTCACCTGCTTTCAAGATTACTTCGGGGATATCTGGGATAAAATAATACCTCATCCTGGTATAGGCCAGGTAATAAAGTTCCGTGTAAATAGGCTTCCTGATTATGCTTGCATACGGGGAGATATTGAGGACGGTGGAGATGTAGACCCAGAAAATCCGGATGTACCAATGAATGCCTTCTGTGGTTCAGAGGGAGAACCATTCAGGGATATCGATTCTGAATTCTTACTGGGTCGTCAACGTGCAGTAATTAATCCTTAAATTTTATAAAATATGTATGTAAGTAAGTATTATACCTGCGAAGAAATAGACCAGCGATTATTACAGGGTTACTATGATGACTTTGTTAAAGCTGGCTTTGGAGGAACCATAAATGAGTTCTGGGCCTTCGTACTTTCTATCAAGAATAAGGTAGATAAGAAAGAAGGATACGACTTATCGAAAAATGATTTTACCGATGAGTTGAAGGCTAAACTTGATGGCATCGAAGAACATGCAAATTATATCACTAAAGTTTCTCAGCTTGAGAATGATTTGAAATATCAAACCGAGGAAGAAGTTAAACAGATGATTAGTGATTTGGTTGATGGTGCTGATGATGCCCTTGATACTCTTAAAGAGTTGGCAGAAGCATTGGGCAATGACCCCAACTTTGCAACTACTATCACTAATAAATTAACCGACCTTCGTACTGCTTTAACCGAAGAGGTTAATCGTGCTAAGGAAGCCGAAGCTGCTCTGGGTGCTGCAGTAGCTGCAGTTCAGGATAACCTAGAATATGGGTTAGACCAAATCAATAAGAAGATTGATACCGTTAAGGCAGACTTAAAAGCTGAAATCGACCGAGTTGAGAAGAAGGTAGATAAGAATGCTGAAGACATCAAAGACCTTGAAGATAAGGTAAATCAAGGTAATGATGAACTTGAGAAAGAACTTAAGGACCTTATCCAAAAGGAAAAAGATGAACGTATTGCTGCCGATAATGAGATTAAGGAAAGTGTAAATGAACTTAAGACTCTACATATCAATGATAAGGCCGCACTAGAGGCAAAGATTGCCGAAGAAACTGCAAATCGTACAAATGCAGATACTGTACTGGATTCTAAGATTAACGAGGAAATCACTAATCGTCAGGCTGATACTTTAGCTCTTCAAGGTAAAATTGACCAAGAGAAGGTAGACCGTCATTCTGAGGACCAAGCTCTTCATAATGAAATCTCTAAAGAGGTAACAGACCGTACTAATGCAGACAATGCTCTTCAAGGTAAAATTGACCAAGAAGCTCAAGCACGTACTGCTGCAGACCAGGTATTACAGAACAATATAGATTCAGAGGCTACCACTCGTGCTGCTCAGGATTTAATTCTTGAACACAAAATTGACGATGTAAAAGAGCAGGGTGTAGAAGACAAAGAACAATTGCTCAATGCTATTGCTGTAGAGGCTGCTGCTAGAGAAAAAGGAGATAAAGACCTTGATACTAAGAAGGTAGATAAACGTGAAGGTTATTCTTTGACCAAGAATGACTTTACTGATATCCTCAAAGCTAAGCTTGATGGAATTGAAGAGAAGGCAAACTATATTACCCATCTCTCCCAGCTTATCAATGATGCCGGTTTCCAAACTGAAGAAGAAGTAAATGCTGCTATCCAAAAGATTATCGGTTCTGCACCAGAGGTACTTGATACTCTTAAGGAAATTGCCGATGCCCTTGGAAATGACCCCAACTTTGCAACTACTATCACTAGGAAGTTGGCTGCAATCACAGAACAGGTTAACCAAGAAATCGAAGACCGTATTGCAGGAGATGAGGCAAACAGTGCTGAGGTAGCTGCTGAAGTTCAAGCCCGTAAGGATGCTGACACTGCTCTCGAAACTAAACTGAAAGAATATGTAGACAATAAGTCTGCTACTGGTGATGCTGCTATTGGAGTTGTAAGAGATAACCTTAACAAGGAAATCCAAGACCGTAAAGATGCCGATACCACAATTCAGGCTAACTTGGATAAAGAGATTGCCGAAAGAAAGACTGCTGATGAAGCATATACTCAAAGTTTGGCTAATGTTAACCAGCGTATCTCAGACTTGGCTTTGAGTATGCAAGAGTCTATCAATACCTTGCGTAATGAGCTTACCGAGCAGGTAAATGCCAATACTACGGCAATCGCTACTAACCAACATAATATCGAAAGAAATTCAGAGGCAATCACAAATTTAACTAAGACTGTAGGGGATAACTACAAGGAAGTTAAGGATATGATTAACGAGGAAATCGTTGACCGTACCAATGCAGATAGTGCCTTGAGTTCTCGTATCGATACCCTTAATATCGACCTTAACACTGAAAGAGTAGAAAGGACTGCTGCTGACCAGGTTCTCCAAGTAAACCTTGATAAAGAAGTAGCAGACCGTACTGCAGCTGATAAAGCCTTGAGTACTGAGTTCACTGCTAAGTTGGATAATACTAAGCAGGCTTTGGAATCCGAGGTGGCTAATCTTAACACTAAGCTTGAACAAGAAAAGGAAAATCGTATTGCCGGTGATAATGCTTTGGGAGTTCGTATTGATTCTCTAGAGGCAGGTAATACCGATGCTATGAATGAATTAAAAGCAAAGGTAAATGCTAATACTACTGCTATTAATGCAGAGAAAGACCGAGCAATTGCCAAAGAGACTTCTCTTGAGGCAAAGATTGATACCAACCTTCAGAATCATAAAGATGATATGGCGGGTATCAACCAAAATATACTTACCGAAAAGAATGACCGCTTAGCTGGTGATACTGAGTTGCAGAATAATATCGATAAGGAAGCTACAGAACGTGCTAACCAAGATACCCTTATTAATAATGCTATTGCTCAGGAAAAAGCAGATCGAATTGCTGCTGACCAGGCAATGGATGGAAAGAAGGTAGATAAGGTAGACGGTAAAGTACTTTCTTCAAATGACTTTACTGACTTGCTATATGCCAAGTTGGATGGCATCGAAGAACATGCAAACTACATCACTAAGGTATCTGAGTTATTAAACGATTCAGATTTCCAGAGTGCTGAACAAGTAGAGGCAGCTATCCAAAAGATTATTGGCTCTGCTCCAGAGGTACTTGATACTTTGGCTGAGATTGCTAAGGCTCTCGGTGATGACCCTAACTTTGCAGCAACTATGACTGCTAAGCTTACTGAGTTGGAGAATAAGCTTGAAGCTGAAAAGAATCTGCGTGAACAAGGAGATAATACTCTGCAACAGACTTTCACTAACTTAAGTAATACTCTTACTACTACGGTAAATGAGTTGAGAACTTTCGTAACTGAAACTCGTACGGAGCTGTTAACTTCCTTGAATGCTACCAATGCTCTGGTAACTCAGAATGCTGCTAATATTCAACGTAATCTGGAATTGATTCAGGGTATTCAGGATAACATTAATGGTAACTATACTGCCATTACCGATTTGCTGAATAATGAAATCGCTGCTCGTAAGGCTGAGGATATTCGATTAGAAGCAAAGATTGACCAGAATACTTCTGACTTAAATACAGAGAGAGAGGAAAGAAAGGCCGCAGATAAAGTTCTCCAGGATAACATTGATGCAGAAGAAGCTGCCCGTATTGCTGCCGATACAGCTTTGGGTAAACGTATCGATAAAGAAATTCAGGACAGAACCGATGCTGATACTGCCTTAGATAATAAATTCACTAACATTACCGATGACCATGAAGAAAGACTGGTAGCTGAAGAAGGTACTTCTGATGCTTTGCCTGATACCATGGTTACCGATGTTAGTGCTGTAACAAGAACCGGTACCCAACTTTCTTTCAAGGTAAAGACTTCAACCAAGGATAATGCAAATAACCAATATGGTGAAGAAGTAGAAGCTACCAAGAACTTACTCCCGGTAACTCGAACTCTTGCAGGAGTTATGTCTGCAGCAGACAAGGTTAAGTTAGATGGATTAGACCCCAATTCTCTGACGGATATCTCTGCAGCTTCAGATGCTAATAAAGTAACGGTAACGGTAACTAAGGATAACGGTTTGAATGCCGATACCACAGAAACCCTCGATTTGCCTCAGGCATCTGCTACTAAGGCCGGTACTATGACTGCGAAAGATAAGGTAGAATTGGATAGAATCTCTACTGCTAACTTTTCCCTTGGTGCAGTAACACCTAATGAAACCACAGTAGGTATAGCTGCAACTAAGACCGTAGTTGAAGATGGTACAGTAGAACAGAATCCTATTACATTGCCTGCCTCTACTGCAGAAAAGGCCGGTGTACAAACTGCAGCAGATAAGAAGCTGTTTGATTCTATACCAGATAATATTATTATCTTATCTGGTGATAAACCAGTTGAGGTAGGTCAACAAAGCAGTCATGTTACTTTAACTCATAATTTCTCTTCTAAAAAAGAAGAGGGTATTTATACTCATGAGCCTGAAGATTATAAGACTACTTATATCCCAGCAGCTACTACAGAGAAAGCTGGTGTAATGACCGCCCAAGATAAAGTTAATCTGGATGAGACATTACCCAATGCTATTGCTCAAGAGGTTCAGGACCGTAAAGATGCTATTGAAGCTTTGGACGGTAAATCAGAAGCCGCTCTTGCTCAAGAAGTAGCTGATAGAAAAGCTGCAGATACTGCTTTAGATACCAAGTTTACTAAAGCTGTAAACGATGAAGCAACTGCTCGTACTTCTGCTGATACTGCATTGGGTGCAAGGATTGATAAAGAGATTGCTGATAGAACTGCGGCAGACACTGCCCTTGATAATAAACTGCAGAATAACATTAACACTCTAGAAGCTAAGCATGATGCCTTTGTAGCAACTAAGGGTAAGGCTGATGGCTTTGCTCCATTGGATGGGAAGGGGTTAGTACCTGCTAACCATTTGCCTTCATATGTAGATGATGTACTTGAAGTATATGCTACCTATGATGTAAGCCCCACTGGAGGTCTTACTAATGTTCAATTGTATACGGATGCAGGTCACAAAACTCCCGTAGTTGGAGAATCTGGTAAGATTTATATAAATGTTGCCGATGGTGAACCTCCATACCAATTCCGTTGGTCAGGTACTAAATTCGTAGACAGTAATACTTCGTCTCTTATCATTGGGGAAATCGCAGGTACTGCTTTCGAAGGTAGTAGAGGTAAGCATCTTGAGGATGTGGTATCTAGCATGCCTAAAAATTTAATTAGTAAGGTTTCAATAGCTAACAAAAATAAGCGTAATGTTATTATCTTATGTAACTATTCTGCTACGGATGGTCAAGGGCATTACATTGATAAACCCGATGGGATGGTAATCCCTCTAACTCCAGCCACTACTCAAGAAGCTGGTCTGATGGATGCCGATAGTGTAATAATGCTTAATCAAACCTTACCAGATGCTATTGAAGCTGAACAAGAGGCTCGTATTGCAAAAGATAATGCTCATGATACCTTTAATAGTTCTCTTCCAGGAATTATTCTTACTGGATTCACTCTTACCCATAATTCAACTAATGTAAGAGCTACTCTTAATAATAAAACTAAGAGTGCAGATGGTAAGACTTATAAAGGTGCTACAGATTTAATTAGAGATATACTTGCAGCAACTAAGACTACTGCAGGTGTAATGACTGCAGCAGATAAGACTAACTTGGATAATACCGTACAGGGGTTGGCAAATGAGATTACCAATAGAACTAATGCCATCAAGGCTCTTCGTACAGAATTGAAAACTTACGTTGACGATTTGATTGCCGATACTGGTTCAGATGTAACTGCCTTAGAAACTAAGGTAAATAATCACATTGCCAATAAATCTAATCCTCATACAGTTACTAAAACTCAGGTTGGATTGGGTAATGTTAATAATACTTCTGATGCTGATAAGCCAGTATCTACTGCTCAAGCTACTGCTATTGCTAATGCTAAGGCTGCAGGTACTGCTGCTCAGACTTCTATCAATAGCCATGCTGGTAGAAGAGATAATCCTCACGTAGTAACTAGAGCTCAATTGAGTTTGGCAACTACCGACCAGGTAGTATTTGCTAAGACCACGGCTCCTTCCGGTTTCTTCAAAGAGTCTTCAGATGTTCGACTCAAATCTAATATTAAGGATTTGAATCATACTCTGGAACAGATTTGCCAGATACCAACTAAGTCATTCGAAATGCTTGGTAAAGAGGACGAGGGAACTATTGCTCAGAATCTTGAGGGATTGGGATTTGGTAAATATGTAGAGGAAGTTCCAGTAGAGAAATCTACCGTACCTAATCCAGAGGAATTCGAAACTTTGGAAATCAATGGAGAAGAATATGTACTCGTAAAACAAGTTAAATATCACAAGATGTCAACTTTGGCAATTGAAGGTGTTAAACTTCTCTATGACGAAATCAAGGCTTTGAAGGCAGAGATTCAGGAACTTAAAAACAAATAACTTATGGGAGAGATAGCAACCTGGAGTGCTGTCAAAAGTAAAGTAGGCCTTGGTAAGGATGGCAATGACTGTCCTACCAAGGCTGAATTGTTAGCACTCTCCCCTACAGGAACAGGGGAAAATTATGTGGGGTTGGAATTATCCAATGCCAGTTCCTATGGAAACAACGAATGTGTCAAACTCGAAGATATTCATAAGGTAACCTATAAGTATACATTTACTTCTAGCTACCGTAGTATAAGCTTTGATGCTTTGGGTAACTTCAGCTCTTCTAATCAGTATTTTGATTTTATTTCTACGAAACAGAAATATTGGGATGGAGTAGCTAATGGAGCTGAAGTTATTGTAGATTATATTATTAGTAATACACCTACATGGATAACTAATCACCGTAATCAAGTACCTCATTGGACTGCTTCAGAGAATCTGGGATTAACCTCTCGGTCAGATTCCAATACTCTTGTTACACAGAACGAATCTGGTAAAACTTTTAAAGTAGCTTTTACTCAAGCTGCAGCTTCTCAATCTTGGAGTTATGGGTTTAGTGTAAACCCCACTTCTATGTCTTTTGGGGCAACTGGAGGTACTGAAACTTTCACGGTAACCTCATACAAGCAAGAATTAAGGAATGGTCATAACTATGGTAACCAAATTTCTTTAACTTATACTAGAGCCAACTCTGGTAGTGTATCTGGAAGTGGTACTTCTGTAACTATGGGTAATAATACTTCTACCAGTACACGAAGTGGTACGGTAACCTTAACCCAAGCTGAAACAGGGAAGAAGTTAACCCTATCTTGTTCTCAGTCGGCAGGTTATAGGACTTACAGTGAGATTACAGCAAGTGGAGGAAGTGTATCCGATATACCTGCAAGTGGAGGAAGTAGAAGTTCATTCTCAAGTATGCCATCATATTCTCAGACTTGGGGATGGAATGGTTCTACAACTGGAGGTGGCACAATTACAAGCGGTGCTAGCATTAGTTATGGTACTGCAGTTAGTGCAGGTTCTTTGGGAACTACGGTTAAATCTAGAACCCGGGTAGGAGCCCTTACTGGTACCTTATCACTAAATGGTAAAACCAAATCTGTAAGTGTACCAGTATACCAGGCAGCGAATTCAATTATCAGTAGTACTGAGGGTACACCAGTAATAAGCTTATCGGCAAATTCATATTCTATCTCTAATTCAGGAGGTAGTGTTAATATTTATGCCAGTGTAAGTATATCTATTACCAACCATTGGAGTTCAGGGTCAACAAGTGCAGGTTCTTCGAAGAGTGCTACACCTACGGTTAGTGCAAGTGGTACTGGATTTAGTTTGAATTCAGCTAAGACGGTACTTACTGCTACAGAGAACACAGGTACTTCAAGTAGAAGTTGTACAGTAACTGCATCCTATAGTGGGGCAACTACTAAGACCATTAAAGTTACACAGAGTGCTGCTTCAGTATCTTATAAGTATTACTTGGCATTTACTTCCCCTACTGGTTCTAGAACTACTTCTAGAACTGGATTATCGGCTTTGGGAGGTAATAACTTTACAGTTGATGTAGCTTATTCTTTTAAGACTAAGGTAATAAACGGTTCTGAAATAAGTACAAGATACCCATTAGCTTTAACTGTAACCTCAAAACCAAGTTGGGTTACAAATGTAGCAAGCACAACGTTATCAAGTGATAATGGAAACTATGGGTTAACCTTAACCTTAACAGAGAATACCGTAGAATCAACAAGGTCGGGTACCATTAAATTAAGGCAAGCAGAAAATGATGATAATGGTTGGGAGCTTACAGTCAATATAACTCAGAGTGCTGCAACTATAACCTATGATTATGTATTTAGGATATCATAGGTTATATACAACACCAGTATTTATTATATGAGAGACCCTAAAAACTTAATTATTAATTTCCTAAAACCCATAAAATTATGGGAGTAGAAGTAAAAGGTGCTGGTGATGGCGTTGTAATCGCGGACAGAGGCTGTAATGACTGTTATAACCGGAATTCCGGTTGGGGCTCTGGATGGGGAGCCGTTGGTGGTGCATTGGTAGGTGGTGGCTTTGGTGCTGCTGCAGTTTCCGTATGGGACAAAATCAATGACACAAAAGCTGATATTCAGAAAGTAGAAGCTACGGTTCAGGAAGCAAAGGCGGGTATCTACAAAGATATCTCTGATGCTGCTCGTGGAGTTACTCAAGAAATCAGTGGTGTAGCAAAAGATGTTGCCGGTGTTGGTAGGGAAATCCTTATCAATCGTTTCACTACGGAAAGAGGTCTTTGCGATTTGGGTTACAAAACGAATTCGGATATCCGAGATTCTCGTGACCAAATGGGCGCAGGCTTCAATCGTGTTATGGACCGTCTCTGCAACATGGAACACCAACAGTCAGATTGCTGCTGCGAAACCAAAGGCTTGATTAAAGAAGTAAAATCTGACTTGGCTCTTCAGTTGGAACGTTGCTGCTGTGACCTCAAGAAGGGCCAACAGGAAATCAAGTGTCTCATCGAGAATACTGTAAAAGACCAGGAGATTGCCCGCCTTAATCGAGTAGTAGATGCTCAGAGAGACCAGAACATTATCAATCAAGTTGTGGCTGCCTTAAAAGGTACAACTACACCGGCTCAGTAATTTTTAATTTGCTGGGATGACTAAAAGGAGTGCATCTATTTTAGGTGTACTCCTTTTTTCGTTTTAACGCATTAACTAAGGAATTATGGAACAACAAGAACAACTCACCGAATTTAAGATACAACTAGCATTACCTGCTCCAAATATAGAGGTTGCTCAAGAAGTAGCAAACAAAGCTCAGGTACTCATTAATCAACTTGGATACTATCAATTTCTAAAACTGGTAGACTTCATGCAGAAGAATCCAGGTGCAGTATCATTCGGTTTAAACTTAATAAATAGAAAATGATTATGGAAGAATTGATTTTTCAGAAAGTACAAAAGGGTGATATGATTTTCACCTTAGAGAAAGATCGTCGGTCTGGTTATCCAATCTTTGACCAAGCAAGAGTTTTAAAAGTTGGCGAAAGTAAACCAATGGCCTCAAATGGTAAAGAAGGTTTTGTTAACAGTATCGAATTAGTGATACAAGATTCAATATCTCAAATTACCATTTATTTACCAACTAATGTAAATGAAGGTATTTATAATGGTACCTATTATACGACCAATCTCGATAATATCATTAATGAGGTATCAATGCAGAAACAGAATGCTTTAAATATTTTAAATAACAAAGCCAAATTTGAGGCAGTTGTTTCTGAATGTGATAATATTCTTGGTTTAATTAATAATCGTTCAGAATCACCTCGTAATCCTGCTCCAGATTTCGAAGAATTTAAGTTATCCATGAATGAGAGGTTAACTAACCAAGAAACCCTTTTATTAAGGATTGCTCAAGAATTGGGATTAGATAAACCTAAACAATAATAAGAATTATGCCAAGTAAGTCGGTTAATATTACACTATCGACTCCAATTGGTCCTCTAGAAATATACGTAGATAAACGAGAACAAGCTCGTGCAGAAAGGTTGATTGCTAAAACTCCAAGTATCTTAACTAAGGGTTATGCGAAAGGTACAGAAAAGTTTGGTAATCAACTTCTTCGTATAGTAAGACGAAGTTTGAATACTGGTGTACCTCCAAGAGGTTCCGGAGTATCTTGGCCACCACATGCTCCTGGTACCATAAAGAAGTATGGGGACCATACCATGCTAAATCTTACTGGACAATATGCCAGGTCAGTTACCTTAGTAAAAGGTAAGAAAAGAACTTTCGTTGGTTTACCAATTGGAATCAAGAAGATTACTTATACTGGTAAGACTTCAAGAAAAACTTTGAATCAGATAGCTATCATGTTAGAGTATGGTAGTAGAGATGGTAATTTACCACCTCGTCCTCTCTGGGCTCCTGCATTTAAGGCTGCTGGTGGAAGGGCTGCCTTACAAAAGGAAATACGTAATGAAGTTAGAAAAGAAATAAGGAGGATTATATAATGGCAGTAGATTTTGAAATATCTTCACTATCAGGAACTGGTACTGCTACCATTCGTGTAAAACCGAAAGCAGTAAATACAGAACAGACCTTAAAAGAGCAGGTTCTCAAGGTAGTAGTTCAGGGTGTAGAAAGGGAAGTAACTCTGGTACAAAAGGCCGCTCCTAAAATAGTAGAGACCTGGGGAACTTATTTTAGTATCACTCCAGAAACTACTTCCCATACTTTCGATGGTACTAAAAGGGGTGAGACCCTAGAAATAGGTGTATACAGTTACCAACAGAAGTTTATCGATAATAAGCCTCAAGATGAATATCGTGCTGTAGATTGGAAAGTTGAAAGCTCCTCAAATTGGTTAGAGGTAACCCAAGAAATTGGAGAAGCTAATGCCGCAGGTAAGCTTACTATCAAAACTAAATCTACTAATCAAGAACATAACCCCAGTAACTATGACCCCTTGGAAAGAACTGCTATAGTTAAGATTATCTCACAGCAAGAACCTAACACTGAGATAGTTTTAAATATAACTCAATCTCCAGGTACTAGAACTACTAAGTATGGCTTTGAACCAACCCCGAATATACCATTCCCAAATCTTGGTCAAAATACTAGTACTGCTCAGATTAGTAAGGTAAAGGGTTATCAGTACTACCTTATCAACGGTATTCAAGTTGCTAAATTTATAAAACAATTTAAGATAACCGATATAAGTAAGACAATAGAGGGTCAATACTCTGGAGGTATTGGTTCAGAACCAATACCCTTTAAAGTATGGCTTACCGATTATCCTTCAAATATTGCTACTCAATGGGTTAGTGAATTAAATTGTGTTGGTCATTTACAAACCATAATGAGTGGTTTTGGAGGTATTCAGGTAACTTATAATGGGTATATTAATGACAATGGCAATCAGAGTGTTCAATTAAATATTAGATTAGGACTTTAATGGTAAACTCAGAAGAAATAGTAGAAAGAACTTTTTATATCTCTCTACTTAGTACAATGTTGGAAATGGGTCTTACCTTAAACCCAGAAGACTTCTTACCTTTGTCTCAAGAAAACGAAAAAAGATTTCAAGAGGCAATAAAAGGTATGAAGAAGTTTATACCACTTTTTGGTATAGGGAATAATCAAGTAAAAGGCCCAAAGACTCTCCCAAGAATAACCATAGAACTACAAGGTTATTATGCTGGAGATATTGGTGTGAATAAATACATCATTGGTGATAAACTTGAGGATGGTAATTACCAAGCTTCAGAGTTTCCTTATGAAACTAAGGATATTACCATAGATGTACATCTGGTTTCTCAAACACAAGCAGATATGAGATTGCTACATACAATCTTATATACCGGCTTACCTGCTAGAGGATACGTGAGACCATACTTCAATGACTTAGAGGAATGGGAAAAGGGCAGGCTTGCTCCTACCGGAAACCTATTCATTGAGATTGGTAATTATTATGACCATCCAGATGTAGAGCATGGTATACTTGAGAAGGTATACACCTATGTATGTAAGGACGGTATTCTTCCAGAAAAAGCTTTGGGAGAAGGTACTCTTACACCTATCAAGGATATATCGGTTCTTATTGGATTGTTAGAACAAAACGAAAATGAGATGCTAGAGTTAAAAGTACCTAAGGTATAGGTACAATACTCTAGGGTATAAATTAAACGAGTAATTAACTTTAATCACAATAGAATTATGCCAACTTCACCTCATGTTGATTTTAAGTTTAAGAACAACAATGTTCTTCAAACTACTCCCATGTTAGGAGTTTCTTGTGTATTGGCTAGAACTACTAAAGGTCCATACGATGACCCTTCAGAAATCATCTCTACATTCTCTCAGTTCCAAAGAATCTATGGTTCTGAAATTGTACCCGATGGTTCTGTATCAAATATCGAAAAGGCTTTGCAAGGTGGTTCTAAGCTTCGTGTTATTCGAGTACTTGGCAAAGGAGCTACTCAAGGTACAGTAACTGCTTCTCCGGCTGCGGCAAGAAAAGCTAAAGATTCAGAAGATGAAATCTCAGTTGCTTCTGCTGTAACTGACCCAGCTAAACCCTCTGCTTTGATTACTTTAAAATCTGGTAGTACTACTTATAGTTTTGGATTAGTAACCAAGGGATATGGAGATCCAATTGGTAGTGCAAATACTTTCCAGGTTGGTTTTTATAAGCAAGCTAATACCTTGTATTATAAAATATATTCAGCTAATGGGCAAGTACTTGAACAGGGACCAGTAATAACCTACAAAACTGCCGATGATAACAATAACACTTCGGTAGATTACCTTGCTCTTAGTGCATTTGCTAAGAACTCGGAATATATTAAGCCGGTAATTACTGCAGGTTCCTCTTTTGAAAACCTAATTAAGTGGCTTACCGATGATATTGATGGTACTAAGAATGCTATCACTATTACCGTGGGAGATGCTGCACCCTCCGAAACAGAGAAACTGTTTAATGGTACTATCGGTAGTGCAGGTTCCACTCCAACTGTCAAAGAATGGATTACTTCCTTGGATTTGGTAAAAGATTACACCGACTTCTACCAATTATTTATTTCACATATCTCTCAACACCTTACTACCGATTCAGATGTACTCAAGGTATATAAGGCTGCTGCAGATATGGCAAAGGAATTGATGGAATGGGTACTGTATATCGAAGTTCCCAAACATTTAACCCATTATACTCAAGGTACTCAGGCAAGAGATTACAAAGCTCAGGTAACTTGGGTACAGACTTGCCTTGGTACTGTAGGTAACTCTAAGTACATTGCCTACTTTGGTGGTGGACTTAAGTACTACAACGAAAACGGTAATCTTCAGGATTCCGATGTAGTGGGTACTATTGTTGGTTTGGGAGATGCCTCTGCTACTCAATATGGTCCTTGGAAATCCTTTGCTGGTATGAACCGAGGGGTTATTGGAGATGCAGTTGGTCCAGTATGCCCCAACTATGGTTCTCCTTCTCGATATAACGAACTGAACACTCTTGCTCAGAATTATATCAATGAGATGGTAATCAAAGATACTCCAGATGCAGGTAAGCAAACCATGCTATGGCATTGCTTCTCTTCTCAAGTGAAACAGGATTCTGAAAGATTCCTTTCAATTGTAAGGTTGAATCTTTATCTGAAGAAGTTCCTTCGCCCGGTACTCAACAAGTATATCGAAGAACCAAACGTTTGGAGTACTTGGAAGAGAATCTGGTTGGAGGTTAAACCTACCTTGGATTCTTTGGTAGACGAAGATGCTATGACCGAGTATACCTGGATGGGTGACCAAGATGCAACTTCTTGGGATGACCTTTCGGTTAATAACGAAGCAGATGCTCGTCAGGGTAAGTACCGTGCTATCCTTAAGTATAAGGATGTAGTTCCTATGCAAGAGGTAACTATGGAGATTGTAATCGATGCAGCTTCTAAGGCAGTATCAATCGTAGAAACCAGTAATAACTTATAAACTCATAACACAATGGGAGCAAAAGTAAAAAACCCACGGAAGAAATTCTTGTGGAGCATCATGTTCCCCAAACATCCTATCAATACCTATCTATTCCAAAGTTGTACTTTGCCGGATATTGAGATTGACCAGGTTGCTCATGGGGACGTCAATAGAGACGTTAAAACTGCAGGTAGGGTTACTATAGGTAATCTTATTGTAGAGAAACTTATGACTACTGCAGGTTCAGACACATGGCTTCATGATTGGCTTTATGCTTGCCAAGATCACATAGTTGGTGGAGGTTTGGTACCAAGCCAATATTGGGAAACGGCTATTGTAAATGAACTTGCCGAAGATGGAGTCTCGGTTCTTAATACCCACGTCTTCGAAGAGGTATGGCCATGTAAGATTACCGGCTTAGACTTGGACAGAATGGCTTCAGAGAATACCATTGAGTCCATAGAGTTCTCAGTTGGTACTGCAGATAAATACTAATTCCTTAGTCTATTTTCACTAAGATTCGGTGGAGGGGTGGGATTCCTGTGATAGGAGCTCACCCCTTTCTTGTTGTTACAAGGAGTACTATGAACATATGTAAACATTAAAAATAACAGTTATGGAATTTAGAACATTTAGATTTACCGGACCCTCTGGTTACGAATATGAAATCAGAGAACAGAATGGTGCTGATGAGGATATCCTCAGTAACCTTTCAGACATGAAGACTTTGATGAACCTTACCAAGTTCATTGCAGCAATTGTAATTAGAACTACGGCTACACCCAATGGGAAATTAACCATAGATGATGCCCTTAACTTACCGGTCAATGACCGCTATGCTATTATCTTTAATTCTCGTATCTTCTCTTTGGGGGATGAGGTAGAATTTGAATATGATTGGGGCAAAGAGAATGGGGGTAAAGTTACTTATGGCCAAGACCTTCATGAGTTCCTTTTCGATTACGGTACTGCTCCAACTGAGGATGATTTGAATCAAAAGCCCGATGCTATCCCTTACTATCCAGAAGGGGTTAGATTGATAAACCATGAATATGTTCTCTCCTCTGGCAAGAAGATTAAATTCGATTGTATGACGGGTAAGGGGGAACAAGATTTCATGAAGTTGCCATTGGATAAGCAAACTAAGAATGCTCCTCTTCTTTGTCGGAACCTTTACTTAGAGGTTGATGGTAGTTGGGAGAAGGTAGAAAACTTTACTCCGTTTACTGCAAAGGATATGGCTGAGATGAGAAAGCATATCTTATCTATGGACCCTATCTTCAAAGGTGAATCCCATATCACTAATCCAACCACCGGAGAAGAAAGAACTTATCCTATAGTTTGGGCACCGAATTTTTTCTACCTGACGGAAGAGTAATGTTAGAGAGTGATTTTGTTTATATCACCAGAGCCGAGATAGCCTTAGACTATTTCGGCTTTTTACGTCTTCCGTACCGAATAAGGAAAATATTCAAGGAAATGGCCGAGCAATATTATAAACAATTAAAGAAAAGAAAGTAAATTATGAATACCAGTAGGAGTATAGTAGAGGTCGGTGTTGCCATGGTTTTAAAAGACCGATTCTCTCAAGAGGCTGGCAAGATATCTGGGTCATTCAGAACAATGATGAATGATATGAATACTTGGAATAGGGGTATACAGATGTCAGCTTCCAATACAATGGACTTCGGAATGCAGCTCGTAGGGGGAATGGCAAGGGCCTATAAATACTCTGCGGGTGTTCAGAATGAAGTTTGGACTGCTTCGAAAATTGCTGGTGCCACCATTGCAGAACAAAGAGAAATGTTACAATTGGCAAAAGATGTCAATGAGATAACACCTCTTACTGCTTCGGATGTTGCATCAGGACAAAGATACCTGGCTATGGCAGGTAATAAATTCGATGCTATTAAAGAGATGATTGGGCCAGCATCTAAGCTGGCTTCAATCTTTACAATGCCAGTGGGACAGAAAGGTGGTGTAGCTGACTTGATGACCAATATCATGTCAATGTACCAAATCCCAATGGGAGAAGCCGCTAGAGTAACCGATGATTTATATACTGCAGTTACTAATGCAAATATATCTTTAACAGACTTAGCCCAGTCCATATCTTATGCAGGAGCAGATATGGCAACTGCTGGAGTAGACCTTCGGCAAACGGCTGCTGCTATTGGTGTATTGGGTGATATGGGTATACAGGGTTCTATGGCAGGTACCTCACTGGCCAATATGATTCGTTACTTACAGCTCTCTCTTGTTAACCAAAAAAAGAAAGGCTATAACGCTTTAGCAGACTTGGGCTTAAGTCCAGATGAATTCTTCGATGCTCAGGGTAATCTTATAGACCTTTATACTATCTATCAGAAGTTTGCTAAGGCTGCAGTAGATTTACCTTCACGAATTGAAACACCAACTTTCTTCAATATCTTTGGAGTTCGTGGTAATCGGGGTATGCTCCCAGTACTTCGGGATATTGCTTCTGGTAGAGATAAGATGGGTAAGATACTTGCTACCTATGACCAAAACATGGGAGCAGTAAACCGACTTAATGAAGAACGTCTTAAAACCGATGCAGGTGTAATTGACCAATTCGAATCAAGTATAGAGAACTTAACAGTTACCGCAGGTGCAGCTTTGGGTAGAATCTTTACCCCAGTACTAAATGTGGGTAACTCTATAATCAAAGTAATTAATTCTATCTCAGAAACTTGGGTTGGAAGTTTTGGTCTTAGAGTTGCTGCTACTGGAGTAGTAGTAGGTACTATTGTTGCAGGATTTAATACTGTAAGAGGTATTATTAGGTCTGTAGGATATTTACAGACTATTGCTACTGCTTCTACTGAAGGTATGTCTACGGCAACTGCAAAGACTAATGCTCAGTTTGTTATTATGGAAGCCCATCTAAGGAATATATCTTTCATGATGAGTTCAATAGCTGCTCAAACTTTGGGAATGGAAAAATCTATACCCTTGTCTGGAGGTTTCTTTATGGGTAAGGATGAGAGAGGTAGAGCTTATTATCGGGATTCAATGGGTAGAAGAGTATCTCAAGGTACTGCTCTTGGTGGTACTAATTTAATATCCACAACTGTACGTGAAGGAGGTAAGCAAGCTGGTAAGAAGTTAGCTACTTCTGCAGCTTTGGGTTTAGGAGGTAGACTTATGGGATTACTTGGTGGACCCGTGGGGTTAGCTATTACTATCGGTCTTCCCTTATTAATAGAGGTAGGAAGCAGTCTTATTAAGTCAGTAGATAGGAATACAGAAGCTCAGAGTAAAGAAGACCCATCTGCAATCAGGGCTCAGAATGAAGAAAGGTTCTTGAATGCAATGAGAGCAGCTATTAGAGATGGATTAAAAGATGGTAAGATTAACATCAGTGTAGATGGTGAGATATTGGGAGATTATTCTTTGGGTTCTCAGCAAGATTATACTGGTGTAGCATTAGGATTATAAAATTAAAAACACTATGGCTAGAGTATTAAATAAAGCAGCAGGTAAGGTTGTTGAAAAGTACAATGACCTTACAAGAGATACAGCAGGTGTTCTTACTGGCCCCTTAAATAAACTATGGAGAGCTCGGATATTACTCAATCGAACTCTTTCTACTCTTCCCAAAGATGATGCTCCAAAGGGTAAACTCTATACTCCCAATGGGGTAATGGGAGAAGCTCAGATATCCTCTAAGAACCCTATTCTAAACAAACAACTCCAGACTAAATGGAGGATGGAATTACAATTCCCGAGATTAGAGGAGAGTGAGGGAGTAGACCCAGCAAAGGGAAATAAGAATACTACTAATTACAGAAACTTCGAGGCTAAACCAAATATTATATATCAGAATGAGGTAAGGATATATAACATGACTGTTAATCCTACTCAATATATTACCCTACAGAATAGACCTCCAGAGTTGGACTTCAGAGGAGAAACTACATGGGCAACCATTAAATCCATGGGACGTAATGTACCAATGTATCACTTTACTGGTGCTGAAGATATTATTCAATTCAATGTGTCTTGGTACTGTAATGACCCCGAAAATCCTGAGGAGGTAATTAATAAATGTAGATTATTAGAGGCCTGGACTAAAGCTAATGGTTATCAGACAGCTCCGCCCATTGTTAAGATTGAGTGGGGGGATTCCGGTATATTTGATAATCACAACTACATTCTTACTTCAGCAACCTATACTCTGAAGAACTTCCAGAATGGTTATAGAGTAAGGGTACCGGGAAAGCCAGCTACTTTTGGTAATGGTAGGTTATTGCCTGCAGCAGCAACTCAAGAATTGATTTTCAAGAGAGTAAGTGCATATAACTTATCCTATGGGGATTTTATAAATTCCGATTCACTTAAAAAGACAGGAGGTATTAAATATGATTGATGTTAACCAATATCTAATAGGAGCTAGTCCTTATAATAATGCCTATGCTCTAAATTACGGAGATGGTGATTACTCTTTAGAAGCTCCAGTAGTTTCTGTACCTTCATCCTCAAACGATATTCAACATACCGTTAAGGATGGGGAGACTTTACAGAATATAGCCTATAGATATTATGGTGATTCTGGTAAATGGTATCTTATTGCAGAAGCTAATGGTATACTAAATCCTTTTAAAGAGGTAGAAAGTGGAACACTTATAAGAATCCCAGTTTATGGCAGCTAAACAAAAACCTATATTATATAATGGAATGGGCCAACCATATTTGGCTCTATTCGATTTTAGAGGTATGCCGATAATGAATCCTATTACTGGTATACCTCTTGGAGCTTATATTAGTACCTGGAATTATAGGTATGATGAAGAAAAAGAAAATCTTGCTACAATTACATTTGATACTGGAGATCCAGATACTGTAGACATAGAGGCTTTACAAGAAGGTAGTGTGATATGCTTACAGTGGGGATACATATACCCAGACGGTCAATTCATATCGGGTCCAATTAAAACTATCAAGGTTAGGGACTTTGAGGCAAAGTTTGATTCTACTGGTACCCATGTAACTATCAAGTGTATAGACTCTATTGGTGATTTAAGATATCAGCCACCATACAATTTCTCTGAAGCTTCAGAGAACAGCTTATCTTCGTATTTAGATGGTGGTTGTGATAATGGTGTAGGTGTAATCATAGAAATCTTTCAGTAATGGAACAACGAATAATAAGTAATAAAGTATATGAGTCACTACAGGTACCCACAGAGAATACTCGTACTACTACTGGAAAGGTGCTTTATGCTAATAGGTACAGTGGAGTAGCAGAAGTGGCTATGCCAGAAGATTTGAAGGCTCTAATTAATAGTGACTTTGGGTTAGTTGGCAAGAATATCTTAGTTCAATTAGAACAGAAGATGAGGGGTTATACTAATGGTCCTTGGTACATAGATTCAAGAGATAATGTTATTTATATACACAATAGGAAATTCCACGAAGAACCAGTAACCGTTTATACTTATCATGGTGAGAATGGAGAAGTACTCAGTGTTCAATTCTCTACTCAAAAAGTGACTAAGAGAGTTAAGGCTACACTCTCTCCTACTATTAATCCAGAGAGTAAAGACTTAGAGGTATTAAGCACTGGGGTTGATGATACCGAAAAATTACCGGAGATAGTAGCTAATGAGAATAATGGGGTATATTATAAGAATTGGCATACTTCAGTAGATAAATATGGGGCTGAAAATAATCCTCAAGATATACCAACTATTATGCAGATGAGGATAAATCATACCTTAAAGACTGACCCTAACTTAATAGCTGCATTTGAAGCTAGGAAACAATTGAATGATAAATGGAATCAGGATGTAGCCGAATATTCTGCTTCTAATCCCGCCGAAGCATATAGACAAGGTAAGGAAAAATTCCTTAATGAACTTAGTACAGACCAGGTAAGAAGTATCATAAACAAAACCATTCAAAGGGAAGAATTTCCTGCTGATAGACGGGCAGCTTTAAATGCAGCTCTTAAGAATGCGGTTAATGGTAAGACATTAGATAAAGATATATACAATATCCTCAAGAACGAAAGATACCTTTTTGAGGGCAAAGAACAAATGGAATACATGGTCATAGAAGACCTGGACCCAAGAGACTTTGACCCAGAGCATACCCCTAAGGGTGGAGCTAATGCTTGGGGACTAGAAGACGAAGAAAGTGTTTATCGAGGTATATCCGCATTAAAGAAAGGTCCCTATACTGCGGTGATTGATGACACTCCAGTTATCAAATATAAAAACCCATTAAACCCAAGTCTTGGTGTCTTCAGTGTTACAGTAAAAGTCCAACATTGGAAAAAGGCTAATGTTGAAATACCCCTGTACAAACTTTACCATAATCTATTCAGTAGATACGGTGGAATAGATAAGTGGGCATGGGCAGCTAATGCTAATGCTAATGGAGGTTTAAAGCATACTGAGAGTAAACTAGTTTGTCAGATGCAAGTTGTTGGAAGACCATTACTAGCTTCTTCTCAGGTATTAATCTTGGAGAATGTTGGTAAACGGTGGTCTGGTCCTTGGTATATAAAACAATGTACCCACTCTATGGACGCAGGTCAGGGATATGTAACTAATTTAGAGCTAGTGAAGAACTCAAGTAGAGCTGGTTCTACTACTTCTAAAACTGGTTTGTCTACTCAAACCGTTGTAGCTAATGATGCTAAAGCTAATGCTATAACTTCTAAGGGTAAAGATAAGAAGGCTTTAAGTAATATCAATGAATTAGATTTGAGTTGGACTTATAATGAGGTTGCCTATTTCATTGAATCTGGTATTATGGATAAGGAAGGAAATGTATTAGATGTTAAACGTAGGGATGAAATGGCTCGGAAGAAGGCTTATTATACAGAGGTGTTGGCTAAGACTCCAATAGAGAAAGCCGAAGGTATAGCTGTAAGTTCTGGTAGTTTAACTACTTCTTCGGGTAAGGTAATACCCGGAAAAATAACCATTAAGGATATTCAAGTACCTGATGATTATTGGGTTAAATTCGATTATATGGAAGTAGCCATAAAGAGATTTAAGGAATATATCAAGAATAAGGAAGCGAGGTAATTATGGGCTATGAAACTGCAAAGATAATAACAGAAGAAGGATTAGAGGGTCTTGGAAGATATTATTCTATTTATCGGGGGATAGTTGTTGATAATAATGATACCGAAAAGAAGATGAATAGGGTAAAAGTATGTATACCAGAAGTAATGGGAGGTACCTTTGCTTGGGCTTTACCGAAAGGACAACATGGTTCAATAAGTAGTGGATTTAAGTTCTTAGCCCCTAAGGTAGGAGATATAGTATTCATTACTTTTGAATTTGGTGATCCTACTAAACCCTTATGGGAATATCATGGTTGGAGTATGAATCAAGTACCCCAACCCTTGGATGGCCCCAATAAGATGGGGATAGTTACTCCAGAAGGCAATCTCATTGTAATAGACGATGATAATGGGAAACTAAATCTTTATTTTAATGGAGATATCTCAGTTTATTCTGAATCTAATGTAGTGGTATCAGCTAATAAGGATATCAATGTATCTTCAGGTGATACCGTTATACTAAATACGGGAGAAAACCATGGGTTAATCAATATTGCTCAATTAACCGAAAAACTAAATCAAACTATCCAAGAACTAGAACAACTTCGCAGTATGTTCAATTCTCATGTACACTCAGGTGTAACTACTGGACCAGGTTCTTCAGGTCCTACAGTAACTCAAGTAACTAAACCTTTCTCACAATTCGTTGTAGACGATTATGAGGATAAAACCTGCATACACTAATGGAAAAGAATTACTTTACAGACTTAGTTGGTATAGGTGTAACTTACCCTATTCAACTTACAACCAATGAAAATGGGGAAAGAGGTTGGTACCCAGTGAACGGAGATTTCAAACTTATCAGAGATAATATAAGTTCAATATTATACTACATGATAGGTCAGAGATTTCGACAGGAAAACTTTGGTAGTAAACTATGGCAATGTATTGAGGAACCAAACTCACAAGCCCTAAGTTTTATAATTAAAGAGTTTTTAAAACAAGCCATAGGTGCTTGGGAACAAAGGATAACCTTCCAAAATATCACAGTTACTAGAGTTGATGCAAAAATACACATAGAAGTAACCTATGTAGTAAATGGAACAAATTCTAGTCAGTACCTCGATATCACCTATGACCGGTCGGATAATTCATTAAATACACAATAATATGGGAATCACAAATAAATGGCTTAACCCATACCAGAGGTCTTATCAACAGATTAAGGCCAAGCTGGTTGAATCCCTTATGGGACTCAAAGACCCTCAAGGTCAGAAACTCATAACGGATTATTCGGAGGGGAACATCTTAATTATCATCCTCTCATTGTTTGCGGCAATTGCCGAAGTACTTCACTACTATGTAGATAACATGGCAAGGGAAACTTTCCTATCTACGGCAAGAAGGTATGATTCGGTAGTTAAACATGGGGCTTTGGTAGATTATCATGCTCGAGCAGCAATTGCTGCTACAGTAGATGTAATCTTATCCAGAAGTATTACTGGTAATTCTATCGGAGCTAAATTAACTATACCTCAAGGAACTTTATTTACAGATTCTAGTGGTAATTCCTGGTTATCTGCCAGAGACGTAACTTGGTATTCAAATGTAACCACTTGTAAAGTACCAATTATACAACATGAGAAGTATACTGCAAGCGCTCTCAATAATATGGTAATACCCACTGGAGATAGAGTTATAATTCATCTTGGTACTCTACCCAATGGTAAGTATTATGAACAAGGCTCTATGTCATTACAGATAGGTGGGGAAACTTGGGTATTAGTAGATACATTTGCAAAATCCAAACCCACAGATAAGCATTTCATGGTTTCAGTAGATGAGGCACTCAATCCTTATATAATGTTTGGAGATGGTACCTTTGGTAAGAAGCCTGCAGCAGGAGCAAAAATAACCAATGTGGTATTCTACTTAACCAATGGTACTCAGGGTAATGTAAAGAGTAATACTATTACTTCTGTACCTTCAGTAATCTCTTCTTCAATTACTGATGCTACCGTAAGTAATGCTTACGATGCCGGAGGTGGTTCAAACTATGAAAACTTTACAATGCTCAAAGAACATATACCTTTGAGTGTAAAGACTTTGGGAGTAGCAATTACCAAAGAGGATTTCGAAAGTTTAGCTATGTTAGTTGATGGGGTAAACAAAGCTAAAGCCGATTATGAATGCGGTAGAAAGCTTACCGTATATATTAGCCCCGATGGTGGAGCAGTTGCTTCTTCTGAATTAATTAATAGGGTATATAATTTATTATCCCAAAGGGCTCCTATGACTACTTGGTTGAAGGTTAAATCTGCAGGCAAGGTTCAGATTATTCTAGAGATGGATGTTACCGGTAAGAAGTCTTATAAGACTGCAGAGATACAAACTCAAATTCTTACAGCATTATACAATGCCTATTCTCCAGAGCAAGCTCAGATAGGTGGAAGCGTAAGGTTATCAGATATCTATGCCTTAATAGATAACTTATCAACAGTAGATTACCTTCACCTTACTAAGTTCTATATTAAACCTTGGCCTACTACCATCTATGGTAATAAAGAATTGAACTTGGGTCAGTTTAAATTGAATAAGGCTAAAGGGTCTATGACTTACTATATTACCTTCAATTCATCAACTACTTTTACTGTACGTTCTGTATCAAATGGGTATATGGCTACTGGTACTGTAGGTAATTCTATACAGGTAATAGATAAGGCTAATGGCTTTGACTTCTCTTTGGATATTCAGAACAATAATTATCAGTCTGGTTACAGATATTCTATTACGGTATCAGAACCTAACCATGACTATGAAGACCCCGGTTTTAATTTACCAGTATTCGAAAATGCTTCACAATTGACTTTAACCGTAAAAGAAATTGTATAATGATAAACCTCAAAAATCTAATCGACTTTTTGCCATTCGAGTATAAAGCTCAAGATACCTATAAGGTAAATGGCAAAGGCATCTTAGAGAGGTTTCTAGAAATTTGTGGAGAGCATTTTGAAGATTACATTACAAAGGATATTGAGAATATCTTGGACATTATTGATATAGATAAGGCTCCGGATATGTATCTCAATTTCCTTTGGCAATTCCTCGGAGAAATGCCCTTTGCTTATGGGAACACTATAGATGCACAGAAATGGGCAGAGTACTTTAATGGGTTCTACTCCGATGCTAAACTCCAAGAGTTATCTAAGCTTTGGATAATACCAAAGGAGGGACCCTTTACTTTAACCAGTACTCAAGTAAGAAACATCCTGAAGTATTCGATATCTCTTTTTAAAATAAGAGGTACCTCTGAGTTCTTCGAAATAATGATGAGGCTGTATGGGTTAACCTGCGTAGTAACTGACCCTGCAAAGGCTGATAGTTATGATGGTTGGGTAAAAGGTAATCTGCACTTTGACCAGTATTACCATTATGACGATAAGTATACCTATGATAATACTTTCGATTGTTCTCAATGTATACCGGTAACCTTTAGACTTACCGGTCATGGATATACTTCGAACTCGGCAGCTTTCAGAAAATTTAGGGAAGCCGTAGAGGCTTTCTTTAAAAGATTCATACCCTATCATGTATCTTTCGATATTCAATATGGGTTTACCGTAAATGATGGGTATACAATTAAAGCTGAGTTAGTAAATCCGGACCAACCCAATCTTATTACTTCAGAGGTATATGAAGTACCGGTAAAGGTAACTGTAACTTCAGATTGGATAAATGCTGACCTAAGATATCAGATATCCAGTGATAATATAAATTGGGGTTACACTAAACACGAAAGTGGTTCCATTTTTAATATACCCAGAGCAGGTACTTATTATTTTAGAAGTGTGGGAGACCCTACTAAGGTAACTCAAATCACGGTTAATCAAGAATCTTATAATCGAGTATATTCTATTACTTGTGACCCTATTACTGGAAAGATAACTCCTATTAACCTAAAAGTAAGTACAGTAGTAAGGGCAAACGTATCCTATAAGGGTACCGTGAAAACCTGTAATGTACGATTATCCGGTACTGATATAGTGAAAGTCTCTGGCTCAACTTGGGAATTTTCAGAGCCTGGTACCTACATCTTTGAGATTGTAGAGTTCCCAGTAAAGCAAACTTCCTTTGTTGTAACTCGAGAAGAGATTACATATAAGGTAAGATGTACACCTCCTGAATTTAGAGTTGGGGATAAGCAAAGTATCAAGGATGCTACTACCACTCTTACCATCGAATCGAATTACCCAGAATTATTTACTGGTGAACTATATTGTAGGCTAATTGGTGATACTAAGTTGTTTAAGAACGGTGATAAGTTTACTGCTAATAGTTATGGTACTTATAAGTTTAAATGTACACTGGATAAAAGGGAAACCGATGAAGGTGTAGGTATATTCGAAGTAGTATCTGGTAAGACTGCAGTATATAGAATTACTGTTAGCCCACCAACAGTCACATTATTCAATGGCTCTGCAAAAGCTACAGTAAAGATACAACGTATTTCTGGTAATGGAGATGATTACAGAGTAAGGGTAATTGAAACTGGGGAAACCTTTAATGCTCAGAATGGTTATGTATATACTGCAAATAGGGCAGGGACTTATACCTTCCAATCTGTAGCTTACCCTACTGCTAAGACTACTTTGGTAGTTAATAATTCTCCAGTAGTATATCAGAATAAATTAAAGATAGTACCTTCGGATGCTACAGACAGTCATTGGAAAGAACCCAACTGGGCATTACCAGAAGACCAGATAGATGATACTTATGCAGTATACCAATTACTGGATGAGAAGTCTGCTTGTAAGTTCCATCTTGAGGAAATGAAAAATGGGGTCAATGTAAGTGGTACTGCTACCTGTGATGAGAACGGGGAAACCTATAACCTTGATGAGGAAATTGTTCTTACCAAGGCTGGGACTTATACCTTTGTGGCAGATGATGGTTCTTCATTAAGATGTCAAGTAATACTGGAAGATTATCCTACAATCATCGAGATTTCTTGTACTCCCCCTTATGCAGAATTAAAGGGGAATGTTAAACAAGTATCTACTTTAATCAAGTGTACTTCTAATAAACCTGACTTCGATAGTCGAATAAGGGAAGTTGGTAAAGTAACTACTTATGACGCAGGTGGTGCTGGTTATGAATTTGTAACTGCACAAGCTGGAGAGTATATATTCGAATCAGTGGTAGATACTTCGAAGAGAACTAAGTTCACCGTAGTAGATGCAGACCTTTTAAGTGTTAGTCCTCAAAAGTTAGAATGGGAACATGATGACCTCTCAGAGAAAACATTTACCATTACAACTTACAGTAATCAATCTTGGCAAATAGTAGAACAATGATAAATTCAACAATCGATAGAATAACAGAGACCACAACTCAGCCTTTATTCAAGACATTCACTGTGGGTATATTGGGAGAGTGTACACAAATCTTGTATGATTTGAGATGGATGATAATTCTTGCAATAATTCTAATCCTATCAGATTTACGGTTTGGGTTATCGGCAAGTAGGTTACAGAAAATCGAAATTCGAAAATCTAGAGCTGGAAGAAGAACTCTAAACAAAATAGTAGATTATATCTGTTATGTTCTACTTGGTGCTGTACTTGGTAAAGCTATTGGGGAACCCTATGGGCTGAACCCAATAGTGGTATCAATAACGGTTATGTTAATATGCTACCGTTTCGAAGTAGATAGTATATATGGACACATCTGTGAAATACATGGTATTAAGAAACGGTACAGTATATGGGGAATACTCTTTAAATTGTTAACCTTCAAGTTCAAGGATGTAAGTGAAGCATTTAAGGATATGTTAGAACAAAAGAATCAATTTAAAAATACTAAGGACAATGAAGACGTACTTTAAGTATGAAGGTATTATTAAATCAAAGGAAGCAGCAGAGGCAATTGCTGCCCCTTCTGGTTTAGGGCCATTCTGTGGATTTGGCTCGGCTACCATAAATGGTAACAAATTAGTAGTATCTCCTCAGGGAGTTGCTGGAAGTAAGTATGCCAATGTAATCAAGGATAGGATTATGGCAAGGTATATGGCAAAGGCTTCGGAAGATGGAGAATTGCCAGACGTGAACTTTGGATGTATTTCAAGAGATGGGTATGTATTTATATCCGATGAACAAACGATTACTATTGAGAACATCCAAGGTACCCAAGGTTCAACAGAAGAAGTATTACTCTTTGCAGTACATACTACTATTTCTGAACCAGTAGATAATCCAGTAGACTTTGTAGCTTATTGGAATGAATCCTCTGAAAGCTTCTACACCTTGTTTAAAAAGTCTCTGGATATTTATTATCCGATTGCCGAAGAGAATCGTACACCGGATATCATTAATAATGATGTATATTCTAATTACGATATGACCTATAGCAATCTTCTAGAGATGGTAGAGAGTGCTTGCCCTTATTACTCTAATAATAAAACTTCCGTTGTTCTTATCGGAGTATATGGTAAGGGTACTGATGCAATGACTAAACGAAATGAGAACTTTGCTATCGTACCCTATCAGGGTAAGTTCCAAGAAATCCCTTATACTACTGCTGCCCAGAGTATGATGAAGGAATCAGTGAAAAGATTAGAACAAGTAAATTCAGGATTCCCGGTAATAGATGAATCTGGTACTAAGTTAAATATCAAGCAATACATCGATAGTCAGATTGAGGCTATCAGAAAAGAATTCGCTGAATCTCTGAGTACTGCTAACTTACCCATCGGTTCTATCATTCTTTGGGAAACCGATGTAATACCGGAGGGCTGGACAGAATATACTAAGGCCGCTGGTAGAATAGTTATTGGTTACCAAGCTGGAGGAGTTCAGATTGGAGATGAAGTAATGCTACAGAATGTCGGAGATTACTATACACCCACTAAGGGTAACTTCTTAATCTCAATTAAAGGTGATGACCTTCCTAAGCATAGGCATGCTCTTGGTGTATCTAAAGGTAAACAAGATGATGCCAATAACTGGGAGAACGTTCGTCCTCAATCTTTCTTTAATAGGGAGACGGGATTGAATGGAGATTTCGGTAGAGGAACTCCTACCAAGGGTATTCAAGATGGTGCTATCGTAGTAAGCTGGAACCTATTAGGGGAATCTTTCTTACAAGAAACTTCGGTAGAAACTTTGGATATTGAGAAATTGCCACCGACTATTACATTACGATATATCCAAAAAATATCATCATAAAGTTGTTATTAGTTATTTAGTAGTATTAAAACTCATGTGTATTATTTGTATTGTTTAAGAGTAAACATTTGTTTACAATCTGTGTTTTGCGTAGTAAAAATCAATTAGGGAGGGGGGCGTTGGGAAACGCCCCTTTTCTTTTGTGTTAATACTTAAGTTCTTCTTTAGCTCGGTCTTCCCAATATTGTATATCTTGTCTAAGTTCCGAGATATATCTCATAGATTCATTAGTCTTAGGCATTTCGAAAAATTCGATAAGCATTATATTAGTTATTCGAGTACTATTTTCAAGCCTTTCCTTGATAAAAGGGGGAGGAGTAATTAATACCTCAAACAAAAGATAGGCATCTGGAGAAAGCTTATCCTTCATATAAGTATACATCATATCAAGCATTTCTGATTTAGCTTTCTCTTCTTCGGTATCATCCTCTAATTCTTTATCATTATCGAATAAGTCATCGAGTTTAAAGAGGCTTTGATTATACTCTGCCTGTTCTCCGTATGCAGAACGAAGCAATTTATTTTTGAATGTACTAAGTGATGCAAGGATTCTTGCTTTAAGATGTTCTTCAGTACATTCACCATAGTATTTGTTGAAAACAAATAACATCTTATCCCAGAAATAAGATTGGATAATATCCGGTGTAAGATTAAACCGTTTATAATCAATCTGTCTGGTAAGGTTTCTAATTACTGGCTTACAAACTTTATAAAGTCTGTTGAAAGTAGCTTCATCATATTCTTGCATAGGTTTTAATCGATGAAGCTCTGAACCGTTATTTCCTTTACTTTTTCCCATGTTTTTAAATATTCGTTATGCAAATATAAGTATTTTTTCTTATATAAAATAATAATATTAAATATTCGGGAGCTTAAGGTAGTGGATTAGTAGTTTCTAGATAGATGTCAACATACTTAGAACTATCTCGGTACTATCAAAATCTATTAGTTTATATAATATTGCAATATAGATATGAAGAAATTTAAAGACAACATCAAGTTCAGTTTTTCTCCTGAGTTTCAGTTCGAGATACTCAGGTTTGTTTTAAAAGATAAGGAAGGAGGGTTAGTACTCAAAAGGATTAAATCCAATTACCTGGTTCTCATAGAACACTCCCTTATCTTCGAGGGTATATCAAAATATTTTAAGAAGCAAGGCAGAATGCCCTCCGAGAATATCTTAAAGGAAGTATTAAAAGAGTTACTAGAATCTAAAACCTATGTGGATTTGGTAACTAAAGATGATATACCCAATATCAATAAACTAATAAGTAATCTCTATCATATACCCCTATCGGATTCTGATTATATAAAAGAAAAGATATATCAGTTCTCTACTTATGTTGAGATGAAGAACTTAAATGATTCCTTCGATTTGGATAACTTCGAACAATACGAAGAGTATTCGAGGAAGATTGAAAAGGTACTTCAGAAAAGTAAACCTAAGAAAGAAGATGAACCTTTATATATGATTCGGGATATTACCGAGAGACAGTTTAGAAGACAATCAGAACCTTCAGTTATACCTTGCCCATTTAGGCAGTTGAATGAACTAACTAATGCAGGAGGTTATCCAGAGCATTCAGTTAATGTAATACTTGATAAACCCAAGGCAAAGAAAACCTTCTTTATGGTAAACCTTGCAAGAGGTTATCTCAGAATGAAGAAGTCAGTATTATATATTGATACGGAAAATGGTCAAGAACAAATCATGGACCGTTTCATTCAATCCAGTATCAATAAAACTAAGAAGGAATTATACTCTGGTGAGTATGATAAACTTGAGGCAAAGCATTTAAGGAAACTTGCAAGGTTTGGAGTTGAATTAGTAGTTGAGCGTGTACCAGCGATGATTACTAATACCACTTATATAAGGGAAAAGATAATTCAACTTCGTAATCAAGGAATCGATATTAAAGTTCTTATGGTTGACTACGCTGGTAAGCTTGCATCAATAGCGGGTGATAGAGAAGATTTCGAAAGGATATCTAATGTATATGTAGACCTTCAGAATCTGGCAGAGGAATTACATTTAGACATTATATGGACTGCTCATCACATTACTCGTGAAGGTAAAAAGCATAGGCTTACTCGGTATGATGAGAATGATATCTCTGGTTCAATTGCCATTGTTCGTAATGCCCAGGTTATCATGGGTCTTAACTCTACTGAGCAAGAAGAGAAAGATAATATTCTTCGAGCTGAGATAGTAGTACAAAGGGATGGTCTTCCTTCCGGTAGAGCATTATTCAAATGCGATGTCGAAAGGCAAAGATGTACGGAATTTACAAGGGAACAACGTAAACAATATGATGAAGTGTATTCTGGAGTATTAGATTCTATGATGAAGAGTTCTAAAGATAATCCCTCTGCAAATAAAGAAAAGTATGAGAAGAAATCAGGTGATATCTAAAAGAAAGTTAATCTCTAATATAGTAGGGTGGCCAGATTATTATATTTCTAAGAGAAGTAGGTTATATAGATACTACCCTAAAAGAAAAGTATGGATGTTATTAAAAGGTACCCTCAATCGGGGTAGGATATATCATATATTAAGAGATAGTAATAAACATAAAAGGATTCAGGCTTCTAGATTAGTAGCCTTAGCTTGGGTACCTAACCCAGAGAGTAAACCTCATGTATGTCATAAAGATAATAACCCTTGCAATAATATACATACTAATCTTTATTGGGGTACACAGAAAGAAAATATACAACAGTGTATCAGGGATAATAGATTTAGACCTCAAGGTAAAGTACCCATATCTAGAAAGGATATACTTAATCTTAATAAAGACTATTTAAACGGTGTTACTATAAAGGAACTAAAACAGAAATACAATATAACCCATATTCATAGATACGTTAAAGAAACTAAAAAGAGATATAGATTAGGACATGATAGGGTACGAGAGTTAATTAGGGATAAAGCCAAGGGTTACTCCAATAAAGAATTGGGAGAAAAGTATAAGCTAAGTAAAGCTAGTATTAGTCACTACTTAAATAGAAGTTTATGAAAATAACAAATCAGTTTAAGTCTAAGCTCAAAACTTATTTCATTAAAAGACTTGGAGCTTTTGAATATCGACATGGCTGGATGCGTATACCAACTTGCCCCTATTGTGGGAGAGAACATAAGTTGGGAGTTAACCTTTCTATGTATAGAACCAATTGTTTTAGATGTAATGCCCATCCTTCCCCTGCTCAACTAATAATGGACATAGAAGGATTTACTGAGTACCATGAACTAATTAATTTTTTGAACAATGGACAATTTGATGAACTACAGTTTAAGGAAGAGAAAATCGAGCTTGCCGAAAGTAAGCCCGTATATCTCCCAGATGGATTTAGAAATATTTCGCTCGGAGACAGCCAACTTGCAAAAAGCATTCGGGGATATATCAAGAAACGCGGATTTAGCCTCGAGAAGTTTTCAAGATACGGTATCGGCTATGGAACAATGGGTACGACATATGGGTACCTTATCATCCCGTTTTATTATCGAGGACAACTTAGGTATTACAATGCTCGAAATGTTATCGGCAAAGGGCCCAGATATAATAACCCAGACAAAGACATCACCGGTTTGGGAAAACAATTTATCATCTTTAATCATGATGCGTTGGAGATGTATCGGTCGGTATTCATTTGCGAAGGGGCACTTAATGCTCTCACAATTGGGGATAGAGCAATTGCCACAATGGGTAAAGCTATTAGTCAGTACCAAGTCAATGAACTACTTAAATCCCAGTGCCAAAGATATATTATCCTTTTAGACCCCGATGCCAGGTCTTATGCTGTTAATCTCGCACTTAAATTAGTAGCTTATAAAAAAGTCAAGGTAGTATTTCTTCCAGAGGGTTTTGATGTAAATGATTTGGGGAAGAAACAAACACTTAATCTAGTATATCAAACAAGGTATCAAAGTTATCAAGAACTGATTCAAATCAGAAACTCTTTGGAGTAAGGATTTCCTATTATATTATAAAATAATATATTTATGCGTGAACCATCTATCCATATAACTAAGTCTCAATTTGAGGAAATATTAAATACTTTAGAGGTAGATAATTTCCCAGTTGAGGCTTTTTTTGTTATTGCTCGAAAGGAGGCAATAAATCATAGAGCAGTCTTAGTTTCTAACAATAAGAATACTAAGAGAGTTAATAACATTTTACTAGCATCTAAGGGGGATGCTGCCCTTGTTGCTGATATTTTATATGCAACTCGTATAAAGTTAAAGCATAGAGGGGTTCGTAAAATAAACGAAAGTAATTCTCGAGAATGGGCAAATTGTAAAAAGCTTGCAGAAGTATGTAATAACTTCTGTGAAGATTTCAAATTTGATACCCGGGAAGGTTTTATTAAATACATTGAGACTGGGTTAAAGAGGATGACTGATTATCGTAATGTTATGCAAAGGTTATTATCCATGCAGGAGAACATTACTAATCAGATAGATGCTGAGATAGAATTACAACATTCAGATTTAGAACTTACTAAAGAGATACATGATTATTTCATAGGTAAGATTGCTAAGGCAACTGGTATATATGAGTCTTATGAAAATCAACCCGAGAAGTATGTACACTTTGCAAAGGTAGGTGAATTCCTAAAAGAGGAGGGCTGGAATTATAAGACCTTCATCGATGCTCAGTTTGAATCTCTTGCATGGTGCAATGGGTTACCGGATATTGCACAAATGTATACGGATAAAGCAATTGAAAGATACAATAAGTATTTATATAAATATAAGAATAAACAACTACTTGAAGGTGAACCAGAAGTTGAAGGTTCCCTTTGGGATAAAATAAGAAAATGATATGAAAGGTTTACAATTTTTCGGAAACAGAGTAGAGGATGCAGCTAATGCTTTTATAGATGTCCTCAAGTATTCAGACCAATCCGTGGATTATCCAGATTTTAAGGATATCGAACCATGGCCTGATGAGATAATTAATATGTTCTATGTGATTTGGAAGAATGCCAAGTTCTCAGAACTAAGTGCCATCATTATGTATACCCAACAGTCTTCTAGATTTGAAGAAATATCAGAATTGATGTTGGGTATTGGTTTGGTAGAGATGAGACACCTTGATAAGATATCGGACTTTTTACAAAAGGCAGATCCCTATGAGGATTACTCTACCATGAATATTAATCCTACGATTGAGATTGGTTCTACTTGGGAACAAGCTTTAAAGATTGCTTTGAATTCCGAGATAGAAACTATTGGTCACTACAAGAAAATCCAAAGAGCAATTGGTCAATACGAGGAACGTCCAGATTACGATGATGTGAATTATTTCCTTGAGAAATTGATTGCCGATGAGGAACATCATATCAAACTTCTTAAGGAAGCAATGGGCATGGATAAAGCCACTAAGGGTGTAACGGTAATTATCAAATGAGTAAGATAATTATTCAGAATGGGAATATGTGCGAACTTGACTTACCTCTTAAGTTCGCACAGAAACTTTATAATGAGTTTGCCATTCGACATCCGAATGCTTTCTACTTACGTACAAGGCAAAGAGGTATGCAGAATTGGGACGGTAAGATTCATTACATCACCAAGACTGGGCAATTTAAAATAGGTTTACTTCCCAAAGTATACGATATGTGTATTGAGATGGGGATTAAACCTAAAGTTGTAGATATGAGACAACCTTTACCTAAAGTCAGTAAAGTAGTTACGAATATAGGCAAATATAAATTAAGACCAGAGCAAGAGAAAGCTGTTAAGGCAGTTATCAATAATAAGATAGGGAATACACCTTTTCATATTGGTGTATTAGATTACACGGTTAATGCAGGTAAAACACTTATCATGTCGTCTTTATATTTATCCTATAAGAAACAGTTAAAGACTTTGCTAATAACTAATGATTCGGATTGGTTAAATCAAGCTAGAGAAGAATTTAAGCAATATCTTCCCGGAGAAGATATCACTTTTGTTCAAGGCAAGGTTTTAAACTGGAGTAACTTTACTATAGGTATGGTTCAATCTATTTCGAGAAATATGAGATTCTATCAAAAGGAATTATCTCAAATAGATATGGTACTTATAGATGAGGCTGACCAAGGCGGTAGTAAGCAATATCAGAATGTAATCACTCGGTTATTTAATACCAGAATTCGTATAGGATTATCTGGTACGATTTATATGAGTAAGCTTGCTAAGGATAGGGTTAAGAATATGAACTTAGAATGTTTCTTTGGTAAAGTACTTGCTGAGTTCAAACTCAAGGATTCTATCAAAAAGGGTTACTCAACAAAAACCGTTGTAAAGATGGTACCTGGTAAACCCTGGTATGGTAATTGGGAATCTGATTGTATTTCCTATAAGGAAATATACGATGATTCAATCACCAATTGTTATACAGCTTGGTTAATGGCTTATAATAGATTACTATGGAACCTTAATCAAGGCAGATACCCTGCTCTCGTAGTATGCAAGCATATTGCACATTGTGAAAATCTATATAAGTTCTTTAAAAAGAAACTGGGCGATGCCTATAATATTGCCTATGTGAATGTTAATACTCCTTCTAAGTTAAGACAACAAATAATGAAGGATTTTAGAGAAGGTAAAATAGATATCCTGGTATCAACTACAATCATTGCTCGAGGTAAAAACTTTCCTAAGCTTAAGTACTTACTCAATACCGCAAGTATGGATTCACAAGAAAAATCCATTCAATTCCTTGGTCGTTTGGTAAGAACCGATGAATCTAAAAATAAGGTATACCTTGATGACCTTCATTATCCTGGGAATTATTTAGATAGGCACGGTAAACATCGGAAGCAATATTATCAGAGACAAGAATTGAAAGTAATACTGTTAGATAAGCTATGGAAGAAACATCCTAACCATAGCCTTATTAAGAGTTAACTAGAAGTACTATGAGTATTTACTTTTTCTCCGTAGGAGGAAAAGAAGATTACAATCAATAAGCATATAGGCATTATGAATAATGATAAACTAATATGTATCAGAGATGAGGATGATAATAAACTAACTACTCTATTATCAGATGGTTGGAAGATAATCCAAATCTCTGCATCCGGTATTTATTGCTGGGTACTCTTAAGGAAAACCCAATAACACTAAAAAGAAAATTAAAGGCTTTCAGTGATGGAGAAATATATTTTAATTACAGCGGTGGTTATTATGGTAATAATACTCGCTTTAGACTTCATATTTTCTAAGGATGGTTATCAATGTCATTCATGTAAGAAACGTTTTCATAAAGAGGATTTGGAAATCAAAGGATGGCATTTCAAAGAATGGGTCTGTCCTAATTGTAAACACCTTAATTATACTTATGATGAGGAAGATTAAAGAATGGTTTAAGTCTCTTGTTGTGGGGGAGGTACATAATCCTAAACATGTATTCAACTGTAGAGATTTGATATGGATATCAAGCTTGGAAACTTTTCAAAATACTCCCGAATGCTTTACTCATTATTTCTATCTGTACTGGAGTAATGGTATGGTAGTCAAAGTATGTCAAGAGAGTCATGATAGAAATTCATACCAAGAATTATATAAACTCAGGGAACTATTTATAAATAACATGGGTTATTCCTATGTTCCGATAGAAGATAACAGTGAGATATACATTTATTATAAACGTAAAAAGGGTATATAATGGCTAAGAAAAAGAAACAACTTCCTGACTTATCGAAGCAAGATATTCTTACTCCCATAGATTTAAGTACTCTGGGGACTAATGGAGACCCTTGCTTTGGTATTGGGTATGATTTATCAACTAAGGAATGTAAGCTATGCGGAGACTCAGAATTATGTGCATTTAAGATGTCACAGAACTTGAACATTACAAGAAAAGAACTTGAACAGAAGAATCAATACAAGGATTTGGATGTACTTGAAGATACCGTTGGTATCAAGAAATACATCCGATGCTTGATTCGGAAAGGGAAAGACAGAAAAGAGGTTATTACCAAAACCGTTGAGAAATTCGAAGTACCAAGAAAACGTATTAGAGAACTTTATAAAGAGTGTACTAAATAATGAAACCAATAGAGATGATATGGGCTATGTTCAAGGTATACCTTAACAACCCAAACTATTTTGTAAATCAAGAAGATGTACTTGCTAATTTATGTATGGAGGGTTCTACCGATGTAATCAGGATGTGTAATTCATTGGGAGTACATGTTTCTAGACCCGAGAAATTAACCTTTGGACAACTTTTACGTAAATGTAATATATTATGAACAAATTTAGATTTATCAAAGTAAGGGAGGTAGTATCTCCCAACAGAGCAAACCCAAATGATGCTGGGTTAGATTTCTATGTACCAACTAATTTATACCCTGAGGATATTCATGACAAGAACGAATTTGATTCAAAGGGGTATATTTTAGATATGCCATTTAATGAAAATTTCGTAAGGCATATAGCTTTAAAACCAGGTCATCGTATACTTATCCCATCGGGTATCAAAGGTTTGCTAGAACCTCCTGCATCTATGTTAATGGCAGCAAACAAATCTGGTATAGCTACTAAGAAAGGGTTAATCTTTACTGCCGAGATAGTGGATTCCCCTTATGTTGGAGAGATACATATTGGGATATATAACACTTCTCAAGAAATTCAGGTTATCGAGGCGGGTCAAAAGCTGGTACAATTTATTCATGTACCAATTTATATTACCGAGCCAGAGGAGATTCAGCAAGAGGAGTTTTATACTGAATCACAAATGTGGGGAAGCAGAGGAGATAAAGGATTTGGTTCATCTCAAAACATAAAATAGTGGACATAAGGAATATAAATGAACAAGTGCCTCAGGTAGAAGAAACTGAGGCACGGATACTACAAGAAATGTATGATCTTGGGATAGAACAATTCTTTGGGTATAAAGAGATAGAAAGGTTACCTGATTATCCTTTAGATATAAATAACCCAAAGAATCAAGTTATCCTAAAGGATTTTATTGGTAGGGTTATTGAGGAATTAACCGAAGGATTCGAATCTACCGATGAAGTAGTATCTATATATCGTGATTATGGATGGAATAATGATTGCTTAACCTCAGAAGAATACACTCAGGTATTAAATCATCTAGCAAATGCAAATGAGGAACAAGCAGATGCCTTGGGATTCTTCTTTACTTTGCTTTTGTATTCTAATATATTGCCAGAAGATATTCTGAAATACCAAGATGCAAAGAGTTTATTTGAGGTAATGGCAATCGGAGTCAAAGACCTACTTATCAAGTACCCAGATCATCGAAGTGTAAGGAAATATCCTATATTAAGTTCAACCGATTGGGCAAGAGAGGATAGGGCAGAGTATGATAAGATAGTTTCTTATACCCCAGGTTTTCATGAAATGAGCGAGATATCTCATGAAAACGAGAAGCTATATTTATGGGAAGTAATATATGAACTCAATAAAGCAAGGAACTTCCTTAAATGTAGACCATGGAAACAAACTCAAGTGATGACTAAAGAAATAGATTTTCAGGAATCATTAGTAAAAGCTTTCTATCTCTATATGGGATTCCTTGCATTGAATGGGTTCACAGACCAAGGGTTATTCAGTTTATTCTTTAAAAAACAACGTCTCAATTTATGGAGACAAAATACTAATTATTAATGTCAGGGTGGAATAAGAAATTAGAGGGACTTCAACTTAATCCGGAGGAGTCCCTCCATTCGTTAGAATTTGCTACTTCACAAGAGGCATGGGAAAAACTCAATGAGGGATTCCTAAGATTAGAGCCTGCTTTATTTGGAAAGGGGGCTATGGCTAATAGTGGGGTAGCAGTAGTGTATAACGTATTTATAAAGATACGAAAAGCATGGGTAGACCCAGAATTTGATTATGGGCGGTGTTTCAATTATAAAGAAACTAAGTGGACTAGCTTATTGAATAACTACATAGATTTTAATAAGCTTGACTTGTTGCGTAGTAAACTGAGAGTACTGAGAAATAAGTACAATCAGAATTATAATATAACTTATATGTTTAACAATCATCATGATAACGGTAAACAATGTCTAATAGCTGCGACTTTTTCAAAACGATTCGGGGAAGACATCCCAGTTATTACAATGGTAGTTCGGGCTTCGGAGATTACCAAGAGGTTAATATTCGATTTCCTATTAATTCAACGAATGTCAGAGTACGTATATGGGCCGGACCAGTCAGTACAAATCAACCTATTTGCGACTCAAATGTACGGAAATGTGGAGACACTTCTAATGTATCATACCCATAAACCTTTGAAGAAGGTACTTAAAGGAGCAGAGGAGAATTCATGGAATAAGAGGATAAAAGAGATATGGAAAAAATTCCAAAAGGGCACAGAGAAGGAATTCTCTTCATTCAAGGTATTCTTTAGAAGTTTTAAAGTGCTTCGACCAGATTTATATGAGGAAACATATAAATCAATGAAAGCAAAAGAATTACTTCTTGAATACGAGGATATAGAATATCCTGAGAATGTAATCTCTTACTCTCAACGTAAAGCCTATAAAAAGAAACTTTTAAAACAAAAGAACAATGGAAGCTAAGGAATTTTTAAATCAGAAGCGTATAGGATTAGTAAACAAATTCTATTACCAAGTTTTAGAGATTAAAAAGAACGGTGCAGAACCAGATATACCCTTGTTATTAAAAGAGGTAGAGGATTTTGATGATTTTGTATATCGCTACTGGCATATGACCTGGGTTAGTTCTACAATGTCATACAGTTAAATATTTATATAATATGAGGATATATTCTAACAGTTTTGAGTTAATGTCCGAAATGGGCAGAGAACTCAACAGTTATGGTCAAACTGTAAAACCAAAGACCTATCAAAATAAAGTGATTGAAGGTAATGAGGATTTTATTACAAAAGAACTCATTTGCCAACAATATTGCTTAACTTCATTGGGAGACCCGGTATGGTTATTCGTATTCTCTCATTCAAGAGAATGGGCAGATGCAGAGTTCCAAGAAAGAATATCCCCTAATGATATAAATCCAGGAGAAGCTTGGAAATTAAGAAAAGATTTATGGGAACAATTCCTTGATGAAAAGGGTAGGTTCGATTACACATACAATGAGAGAATGGGTGAAGTATTAATAAAAGATTTAGTTCGTCTTTTAAAGAGAGACCCAGATACAAGAAAAGCAATTATACCAATATTTGAGCATGATGATACCTTATACTATGGTGGTAGACAACGTATTCCATGTTCTATGTATTATGATTTCCTTATCCGTCAGAATGGTAAAGGAGAGAAGGTATTACATATTTGCTATCACCAAAGAAGTTCGGACTTTGCCCAACATTTCGGTAATGATATCTATTTAGCTTGGAGATTAATGGAATACGTAGCTCAAGAAGTAGGAGTAAAGCCTGGGTATTTATATCATACCATAGACTCATTACATATATACAAAAAAGATTGGCATTTCTTATCTTGTAATTTAGAGGATTTGAAAGATGACTACTAAATATTCAAATATAAAAGGATACCCTGGATATTATATATCTAAAAGGGGTATCCTTTTTACTTCTCTTAAAAGGGTAGGAGTTAAAGGAAAAGGCCAGGGTAGGAAAGGTACTACTCATGTAATTTCAAATACTTGGAGAAAGAGGTCAGTATCGTTAAAATCTAATGGCTATTTACAATGTACTATTTTTAGAAAGAGGTTTTATATACATAGATTAGTATATGAAGCTTGGGTTAGTAATATACCAAAAGGATATGATATCGACCATATAAATGGTATAAAAACCGATAACAGAGTATCAAATCTAAGAGCCGTTTCAAGGTCAGAAAATCTGAAACATAATTATGAGTTAGGTTTTAAGGGTTCTAATTATATACATACCTTTTCTGATAAAGAAAGGGAGTTTATAATGAAGGATTATAAAGAGAATGGGTTTAGTATAAAGAAAATATCCCTTAAGTATGGTTATTCTAGGTACTTTATTCATCAAGTATTGAAAGGAATTAGATAATTAGATAATGGAGACACGATATACAATAATAAGAAATAAAAGGGAGTTAAAGAAACTCATTGCCTGTTGTAAATCAACTGGTTATGCTTGCTGTGATTATGAAACAAATGCAGAACCTATATATAATAAGGGTTTTAAGCCAACTATACTCTCAGTATCCTGGATGCCAGGGTTTGGTGCTTCCATTCCTTTAGACCATTTCGAAACAAAAGATTATACTTCACCCGGTTGGAATTGGAAAAAGATGCTAAGGAAATTTGGGGAAGAAGTAATTGAGAATTATGAGATAACTAAGGTTGCATGGAACTGGAAATTTGACGACCAGATAAACCAGAAGTATCATATATTCTACAGAGGTACATGTTTAGATGGGATGCTTGCTAAATATGTTCTCAACGAGGAAAAACCTCATGACTTAAAGTCAATGGTAAGAAGGTATTTGCCTGAGTATGGTAATTATGAGAAACAAGATGCTTTTGATAAGATACCTTGGGATAAAAAAGAATTAGACCCACTTTGCCATTATGGATGTCAAGATACGGATTATACACTTAGGTTAATGATATTCTTTGAGAAGAAGTTGGTGGATTTAGGTATGTATTCGGTATTCCGTAATTTATTCATGTGTAATTCACGAGTACTTACTTCGGTAGAAAAGGAAGGTTTATATCTAGATACTGAGTTCAATAAAAAGCTTTTGGAAGAATATAAACCAAAAATAGATGCTGCTAGAGACGCAATATACGCTTTGCCAAGAGTAAAGAAATTCGAAAAGAAGTATAACCAAGAAAAGATTGATAAGTATATTCAATCTATCGAATCAGAACTTGAAGAGTTAGATTATAATGACCCAAAAGATAAACGGAAGATTGCATCAAGGGAACAGAAAATCTCGAATATCAAAGCAGGTATATTCACAACTAAAAAGGAACAAGAATTAATAAGGCCAATTAATTTGGGTAGCCCAGTTGATTTACCTGCATTGATGTATTCAGAAGATGGCTTTCATTTTGATGTGATTAAGGATAATGAATCTGGTAAACCAAGTACTGATGAAGAAACTCTTACTAACCTTAGGTTAACTATTAAAAAGCCAGATTCACCAAAGGCAATATTCCTTGATAAGCTTCTTGAATTACGAGGGTTAGAGAAAATGTATAAGACCTATATTTATGGATGGTGGGAAAAGGTACAAGATGATTCTAGATTACACGGTAGGTATAATATACATGGTACAGACTCTAATCGGTTTAGTTCTGCAGACCCAAATATGCAGCAGATACCAAAGACATCGGTAGACCCCAATATCAAGAAACAATTAGTTGCTCCTCCGGGATATTTATATATGGCATTTGACTACTCTCAAGCAGAGTTAAGAATGATGGCTCACCTATCTGGCGATGAAACCTATCTTGATGCTTTTGCAAAGGGGGCTGACCCTCACTTGGGTATAGCAGCAGCAAAATATGGAGTATCAATTGAGGAAGCCTCTAAAATATACGAAGATGAAAATCATCCTGACCATAAATTATGGAAGACTAGAAGAAAACAAGCTAAGCAAATTGCATTCGGTTTGATTTATGGTATTGGAGAAGCTTTACTTGCAGTAAAATTATCCGACCCAAAAGCTGGTATTATAGTTACTAAAGAAGAAGCCCATAAAGAAATGGCCGAGTTCTTTGAGAAACACCCAAAGATACTTAAGTTCAAAGAGAAGCAAGAGAAATTCCTTCGTAAGCATGGGTATTATACTCAGTTATTTGGTACTAAGAGAAGATTACCCCAGATATACTCAAACGACAAACAAGAAGTTGCTTATGCTATTCGTTTGGGACTTAATTTCCCATGTCAAGGTGCTGCAGCAAATATGACCAACTTCGGAGCTATTCTTGTTTATTGGTTAATGCGACAAGGTAAATTACCAATGATGAAAGAAGCTTGTACGGTACATGATGCAGTATATATGTATTCTAAACCAGAAGATATAAATACATGGACTGTATATACCATTTGGAATATCCTACGTAACCCAAGTACTAAGAAGTATTTCGGTTTTCAAGTAGATGACGTAACTCTATCAATGGATTTTACAATAGGCCGATCTATGGCAGAAGAATTACCATTTATGCCCGGATATGATTATACTAGAATGTTAAAACCAGACTTTTCGGTAGAAGAGTACATGGAGGAATACCATAAGTTTAAGACTCGTAAAATTGGTAATTTTAGTGCAGCTTCACCAGAAGTATTTATGGAACTATATAAAAAGGAAATCCATAAATATCAACGAGAATATGAAAAATCGAGAAAAGGGTAATATACCCGGGTTTAGTAATTATTACATATCCCGTACTGGAAAATTATACTCGAAATTTACTGGTAGTTGGAAATTAGTAAAACCCGCTATGAAAGATAATGGTTATTTATCTAACTCTTTAGTAGGAGATGGTGGTAAACGGAAGAACTTTTATAGACACAGGTTAGTTGCTTCTATTTACATCCCTAACCCAAACAATTATCCTCAAGTATGTCATAAAAATAACAATCCAGAGGATAATCGGGTAGGTAATTTATATTGGGGTACAGCTAAGATGAATATGGGTCAGTGTATAGAAGATAAAAGATTCTATTTTGTTGGTAAAGAACGAGAACGTAAGGTAAATGTAGAATTATTAATTTCTAGGTATATAGAGGGTATACCAAGAAAAGATATACTAGAAGAATTCGGTATATCAACTGGAGTATTATATAAAATATTACGGTATAATAACATAAAACTAAGGAAATGAAGAAGATTTTAAACGGGCCCACGGTATGGAGGGCTAAATGCCCAGTATGTGATTGCGAATTTGAATATGATACCAGTGAAACTTTTGGGGTTTATAATAAATCTGGGGATTATTTTAGGATAGTACAATGTCCTAATTGTAAAACTAATATAAAGCATTCAGAATCTGTATCGACCATTACAACAGAATCGAAAAGAGAAGATACTATGTCTACATAAATAATATAAATTTATGGAATTATGGCAACACAGAAAGAGATTGATAATGCAAGTAAGTTAACTGCCCTCACTTATATGGTTGCAGGTTGCTTAGGTTATTCTATCGAAAATTTACTTAAGTATTTAGATGTGGTTAATCTAAGGTTGAGTGGACAAGAAAAGATGTTACTTAATCGATTAAAGACTCAGTTATCTCAAGTACAAACTAATCTTACTACTTTAGAGGGATTGGCTTTTAAAGTGATGGCTACAGATGAGGATGGTAAACTTGCTTATGAAGATGCCACCCATATTTATTGGGCTGCATTTTTAGCCTTACTCGATAGAGGTGGTACTGATAACTTATGCGACTTAAGATTAATGGCTTTGGTAGATAAGGTAAGCATCTATAAATCTCTTCTTAATTTGCCCGGTATGAAACTCTCTTATCAAATGGCTTTTGCTCAAGTAACTAAAGCAATAAGCAAAGGGGAATTTAGTAAAGAAGACTTTAAAAACCTATTAGAAGTTTATGAAGACGGAACTGAAAAAACTAAAGGTTAAATTTGAAGGTAAACTTATTGAGATTGATATTCAAAAAGAATTATCTATCAATGAGAATATCATTAATTCTCAGCTACGAGAATCTCCTTCTAGTTATTATATTCTTTGTTCTCTTAGAGATAAGTATATAAAGGAAAGAGATTTACTAGCAAGGGAAAAGGATGAAGCCTATTCCAATGCTTGGGTATATTATAAGGATGCTAATGAAAGGTGGAATAACGAATATGTTTCTCATAAGGCAAATCTTAACAAGAAGTATTCTTCTATTTATGAGAGATACTTAAAAGCTGTAGAAAAAGCAAATAAGTTCATAGCTATATGTAAAGCCTATGAGAGTCGGGAGAATATATTAAGAACTATTAATGCGAACCTAAGAAAAGGTTAACCCATTGAACTATAAACAATTACTAACTTTTAAAAACAGTATTAGAATATGAATTATTCAATGACATTTATCTCACCTCTTGTAGCTGAGAAATTTAATCAAGAATTACCCGGATGCCCAACAGAAAACCGGGTACTTATTTTATCTCCCAAGGAGGTAAACCAAACTAAATCTGGTTTGATTATCCCTGAACAAGTAAAAGAGGGAGTTCCTCGTAAAGGGGTTGTAGTAAAGAGTGGAGAAATTACTGAAGAATACAAAACCTACCGAGAATTGGTTGCTGTAGGTAGAATAGTTACCTATGGTTTGTATGCAGGTAAAGAACTTGAATTCGAAACGGACAAACTATCTCCTGCTCTCAAACAACTTTTAGAGAAAAACGTTCTTACCGTATTGAGTATGAACGAAGTAGTTTACTCAGAACCGAATAATTAAAACTAATCATTATGATAAAAGACAAGAAGAAAAAGAAAGTTTCATCAGAAGGACTTTCTACAAAAGAAAAGATGCTAGCTAGAAAGAAACAGCTAGAATCCAAGGGAAATGGTAGTGGGTTAGTATATCCAAAAGAAGGAACACTGAGAATGAGAATTAAATCTCCCGGTGATGACCAAGAATTGGGTATCGAAATTATTCAATTCTACCTGGGTGGCAATTTGGGAGGAGTTATATCTCCGGCTACTTTTGATGAACCTTGCCCATTCATGGAGAAATATCAAGAATTGAAAAACTCTAAGGATGAAGATGACAAGGAACTTGCCAAGAATTTGGTGCCAAGAAGAAGATATGTCATCGGTGGTATCATTTACTCAGATGAAAAGGGTAGTAAGGTAGATTACGAAGGCAAAGATAAGGGAGTTTTAGTTCCTCGCTCAGTATACCAGGATATCATTGACCTTTACCTTGATGAAGATGAGGCAGGTGATATGACAGATCCAAAAACTGGATATGATATCAAGGTAATTCGTTCAGGGTCTGGTAAACTAGACACCACTTATTCTGCTCGTGCTTGCAAACCAACTAAGTTGGACAAGAAATATCAAGGTACAATTGACCTTGAGGGAATAGTTCGTTCTCAAATCAAATCCTATGATGAGTTGGAAGATTTACTTTCACAGTATCTAAATGAAGACCATGGGGATGACGATGATGACGATAAGTCAAAGAAGAAAAAGAAAAAGGGAGTTCACAAAGACCATTACATGGAAGATGATGAACCTAAGAAAAAGAAAAGAAAATACAAATCGGATATTTAAGGGTTAGTAATATGGTTTCATTCGAAGGTGGTAATTAGATTCGTTCTGTTATCACCTTCTTTAGTTTAAAGACATTACATTATGGCAAAGAAATCTAAGGTTGGTTTAAAAGTACCAACAGCAAATGAGATGGCAAAGAAATATGGGAGTATGATTAAATTAGCTTCAGAAGTAACTGATACCGATTTATATATACCATCTACTTTCTTTGCTCTGAACTACTTATTCGGTAAGGGTATTCCTTATGGTAAAATCGTTGAGATTGCTGGAGAGGAATCCTCTGGTAAATCTTTAGTGGCTTATAACTTTGCTTATGCTACTCAACAACTTGGAGGTCATGTGATATGGGTAGATGCTGAACAATCCTGGATGAACTCCTGGGCAGAGATTAATGGAGTAGACCCTGCAAAAGTAACCATTGTTAATGATACTCGTATTGAATATATTGCAGATGTAGTAGCAGACTTAGCAATATATTTACGTTCTCAATTAACCCACAATGAACCGATACTCTTAGTAATCGATTCCATTGCAGCTACTGACTGTACTGATAATATAGATGCTAAGATGGTTGATGGTAAGGCAGAGATGGGAGGTAGAGCAAAGGCTCTTTACAAATACTTCCGTATCAGAAGTGAGTTATTCTACAAGCTGGGAGTATCTCAGATTTATATTAACCAATTAAGAACTGCTTTAAATGTCGGATTTGGAAAAGATAATACAACAACTACAGGAGGTGCAGCACTTAAGTTCTACGCTTCAATCAGAGCTGCTTTCTATTCAGGAAGGTCTGTTACCATTAAACAAAATGGGAAAGAAAGGAAAGCTGGGAAACTTGTCACTATCAGACTTATTAAAAATAAAGTTGCGCCTCCTCGACCTACAATCAGCAAATGCCCTGTATATTTCAATCCTAAATTCCACGAAGTCGGGTTTGATAGATGCTATGCTTTAGAAGATGTATTGGTAGATACCGATGTAATCGAAAAAACTACTGGTGGGTATAAATTGAAAGGGAAAACTCTTGCAAGAGGAGAAGAGAAATTCCAAAAGCTTCTGGAAGAAGACGATGAACTTCGTAGAAAACTTTTACGGAAAGCTGGAGTAAATACCATAGGTACTACTAAAAAACAACTGGGGAAAATAGAAACAAATCTATTCCCAGTCGATGGTGTAGAATATGAAAACTATTCAGATTCAGAAGAGGAGGAGGAAGACGATGAATAAGAAAGAGGTAGAAGGTATAGAGAAAGTAATTAAAGAGTACCTTAAGAAAAATTTGAGAATGGAATCTAGGGTTAGGTATCTAGATGCTTATAGCCCACCAGAGAATTATTTAGATGTATATCTTGGAGAGGAAAAGATTCAAGAAGTTTCACTTTATGAATTAGATTTTGGATGATGAGCAAGAAAACACAATTTACAAGGTCCAAGAATAAGATAGGTAGTCTGTCTTGGACTTCTCCAATCTATACTCATGGAGAAGGTAAGTATCAGAATAAAATACTTCATGATAATATCCCAGGATATCCAGGATACCACATCTCTAAGAGAGGTAAAATATATTCAAGGTGGGATGTTAATGGTAAGGGTATATTAAACAAAAGATATCACTTAAAACAACCTCATCTAAATAAGAATGGGAGGTATATAGTAGGATTATCTCAACCAGGTATAGGTACTACAAAATGGTTATTACACAGATTAGTGGCTTTAGTTTATATACCTAATCCCGAAAATTTACCCTATGTTTGCCATAAAGATAATGTACCTACTAATAATTCAGTTAAGAACCTTTATTGGGGTACACAAAAAGACAATATGTCTCAAGCTTCTAGGGATGGGAGGATGGTAAACAAATTAAAAGGTAAATGTATCAAAGGTACAGAGATTCAAAGGTCATATATACCTAAGTTGATAGGTATGGGGTTTACTAGAAAAGAGGTATCAGAGATAACCGGGCTGGGACATCAACTAATATCAGATTATTATATTAAATATAAAAATAAATATGAAAAATAAAAAATTAATATTATTAGTTGACGGCGAGAATATTTTGCATCAATCCTTTCACAAATTTGAAAAACTTAAATCTACAGATGGTAAACCGAGTGGGGCAATATTCGGATTTTTCAAATCTCTACATATGTATCTTACAAGGTTCGAACCGGATGAGGTTTATGTTTCATTTGATAATGGTCATTCACCAGTAAGGATGGAGTTATTACCAAATTACAAGGGCCATAGGAAAAACATATCAGTAGATTATGAATCATTGCAAAATCAAAAGGCAATTATAATGAAAATGCTGGGTATGCTAAGAATTAATTATATTTTTGATAAAAAGAAATCCACAGTATATGAAGGGGATGACTTCTTAGCATACCTTGCAATTAAAAAATTCCAATCCGAGAAAATGATACTCATATCTTCAGATAAGGACTTTAATCAGTTGCTTACAAATAACCTAAGGATATATAATCCGAGAAAAGATGAGATGATAAGGATGGATAATTGCAAAGAATTATTCGGTTATCATTCTCATGAAACGGTAGAGTACCTTGCAATGGTTGGAGATACTTCTGATGATATACCAGGGTTCCCGGGTATAGGCCCAGTAAAAGCAAGGAAAATCCTTGATGAGGGTAGAATTGAGAAGTTTATTGCCCAGAGTAAGAACAAAGAATATCTTCAAATATGGAAAAGGAATGAACAGTTAATCGACCTTTTCTGGTTTGTAAGACATAATCCATTGGATAAGTTACCAATTAAGTCAAAGAAGAAGTTTAAGTATGAGAAATTCAAAGAACTTTGTATCGAATACTCTTTAGCATCATTTTTGACAAATGAATTTATAAAACCATTTAAAGCATTACATCATGAGTAAGAGAATTATGTTTGTGGGTCCCTCTGGTATAGGGAAAACTACTTTAGCTAAGTATGTAGCTAAGAGAGAAGATCTACCTTTTATTTCTGGTAGTATGTCAGATTTATTACCTGCTACTGAAGGGGTATCACATAATGAAATATTATCCCTCGGTTCGGAGGCAATGTATAAAGCAGATTTTCAACTTCTGAACAAAAGGAATAAGTTATTCAAGGGTAGAGAATACTTCGTAACTGATAGGAGTTATGCAGATTTGGCTGCTTATTTTTGGTATAAGCAATCAAGAACTTTACTAGAATGTGAAATGGAACATTTTTTCTGGCAATGTAAGACTTTAATGGAAGATCAATGTGATGTAGCAATCTTCTTACCATTAAATCTAGATACTTATAAGCATTGGTCAATGGAAGATAATGGTAAGAGAATACTTAACAGATTCTTCCAAGTTCAGATATCATCTCTTATGGGGGAATTGCTTGCAAATTGGGAAATACCCACTATTTGTATATCTGAGCTCAATTTAGGTATGAGAACGGAACAAATCAATTACCATTTAGATAGGATATGGGGAAAGAAGTAATAGCAATAGCCTTTTCAGATTTACATATAAATCTATGGGCTAAGTTTAATGAGAACAATCACAGGACCCTGAATAGTTTCAGGGTTTTGTCGATTATACGGAAATTATGTAGAAGGTTTAACTGTCCTGCATTATTTTGTGGAGACTTATTTCATAAGGCCGAAACAATGGACCAAGAATTGGCAGAGATATGTTATAACGAACTAATCGAAGGATTTTGGATATATGCCATATCTGGAAATCATGATATTAAGAAAATAAGTAAGGTTGGTACTAAACCCTTTAGCTGGCTTTATCAAGTAGAGAAGTATGGTATCATGATATTAGATTATGAAAAAACCCAACTATCTTCTACACATAAAGATATTATGGTATATGGGGTTCCTTATATTGATAATAACGTGGGTCTAAGTGAATACTTAAAGAAGTTAGAATTAGATAAAAGTAAAAAGAATATTCTTTTACTACACACTGATTATCCCGGTGCAAAGGATACCGATGGTAGAGAGATAGATTCCGTAGAAAACTTAAATGTAAATGTTCTCAATAAATTCGATTTAGTATTATGTGGTCATATACACAAACCTCAAAGATTATCAAAGAAGGTTTATATGATTGGGGCACCTAACCATCAAAGGAGAACCGATAGAGATTGTGAATTAGGGTATTGGAAAATCTATGAAGATTTGTCTCTGAAGTTTGTACCTTTGAAAAATTTCCCAAAGTTCATCGATGTAGAAAGGGAAGAGGATATTAAGGATGATGGTAATTATTATACAGTAATTCCCCAAAAAGCTAGTACTCCAGTTAATAACAAACCTAAGATTACTAAGCAACTTTCTAAGAAGTCTCTAGCAAAAAGATACCTAAGAGAGAAAGGTATTAAAGATGAGGTTAAAACTAATCTATTAATTGAAACACTTAAAAAGGCTGAATCATGTTAACGTTCTTAAACTTAGAGGCAGAAGGATTTTGTTCAATAGAATCCTTACACCTACAATTAAACCCAACTTGTACCATACTTATCAAGGCCCCAAATGGGAAAGGTAAATCAACTATTCTCTCTGCCTTGGTATGGGCAATATATGGGAAAAACCTAAAGGGTGTTTCTGAGGTAAATACCTGGAAGCAAGTAAGGCCCAAAGATTACAAGGGTACTAAGGTACAAGTATACTTTCAGAAAGATTCTCATACATATAAGATAGTTAGGTGTCAAAAGTATGATGAAGTACTTGAGGATGGTGCTAAAGGTAAAGACAGACTTATCTTCATGAAGGATGGGGATATAGTTGATATCAAAGGGAAGGGGAAGATACAGGATTCTATAAACCGAGAGATAGGTCTATCATATACTCTGTTTATGAACTCAATTATGTTTGGGCAAGGTATAAAAAGACTCATACAAGAATCTAATTCTGATAAGAAAAAGATATTCGAAGAAGTATTCGATTTGGAGTTCTTAAACCTTGCTAAAGGCATTGCATTACAAGATAAAAATAACTTGATATCTCAAATAAATGAGGTAGAGCATGAGTCTCAAATGCTTAAGAAAGAATTAGAGGCTAACAAGGAAGCTTACTTCGATATGAGAGATAGAGAAAAATCCTTCAAGCAAAAAATCAAAGAAGAAAGAAGAGAGTTAAAGCAAGATAGAGAAAAGCTAACTAAGCTACTAATTGAAAAACAAAAACAAATCAAGGATGAAGTAGATGCTTCGCTTCAGATAAAGATTAAAAAACAAAATGAACTAATCCTTGATTTGAGGGGTAAGATAAAAGATGCCAAGAATTTATCAAATGTACCTCTTAAGAAAGTAATTAAAGAATTAGTAATACAGTTAGAAGAAGGTCACTACAAACGTGCATTACGTGATGCCAAATCAATATATAAAGCGTTTTCTGACCTTGACAAATATGATAAAGAGTATCAAGAGGCTTTAGAGAGGTTGGAAGAACTTAGTAGTGTAAATGATAGGTATAAGAAATTAAAATCAGACTGTGATGATATTGCTTCTGATATTGCTTCTATTGACGAAGACCTGGCTAAGCTCAAGCAAGAAAAGCTTAAGGTCATGTCTCCAAAGTATAAACAAAAACTTAAGGAGATTAGGAAGAATTTACGGAAGGTTGATGAAGACTTTCACAATAAAGAGTTAGAGTTAGAGAATTATAACTGGTTAATTAATGATCCATTGGGTAATAATGGGATTAAGGCTTACCTATTTGATTCATCACTTGAGTTCTTAAATAAATGCCTCGATAAGTATTCAGAGGTATTGGGATTTAGGATCGAATTTAATATTGATTTGGGTACTGCTAGAAAAGAATTTGTTACTCTTATTGAAAGGGATGGGCAAATAATTGATTATGATGAACTTAGCGGTGGAGAAAAACAATTATGTAATGTTGCAATGGCATTTGCAATGAATGAAGCTCTTACGGCTTCTAAGGGTATTAACTTAGCATTTCTCGATGAGGTATTTGAATCTTTAAGTTCAGATAATGTAGAAGTAGTTACCTCACTAATACGTCACATATTCAAAGAGAAAACTCTATTCTTGATAACCCACTTAGATTCACTTCCTCTTGGTAATACCAAAATTCTGCAAGTGGAAAAGACCCAAGGCCTGAGTAGGTACCAATTACTATAATGGTATATAAACTTTAACA